GGATAACATTTCTTATTTAATTTATCAATCAAAATAAACATTTATATCAGTTTTGAGAGTCAAAAGTAGTACTTTTATTTAACATAATTCAGTTCTTTAATATTCATAATTACTTTTTTTCCTATATATCTGATTAACACACGATTTTTGCCTAACAATAAACTATATTAGTATCATATATATACTTTTTTAGTTTGATAGTTTTAAATTTATAAATAATACCTCTTAATTGATTTTTTTCAATATTTCAATTTCTTCTTTCAAACTCTCAATTTTATTTAGTAATCTCAAATTTTCAGAATGCAAAACAGCTATTTCAGCGTCTCTTTTTTCAAGCTTTTCTATCAATTTTAGTAGTTTCATGTTAAAATTATAAATTGATTACTAAATATTTGCCTAATATGATTACCTGAAGATTTGAAGTATTCATCACATAATCTGTCGTTTGTAAATTTTAAGAGTTTTTTTTCTAAAAACTCATAAAGTTTTGGGTTCATAATCTTAATATTACCTGCCGTCTGATTTATTAACCCTTCTATTATTGCGCTTCTTTCTATCATGGCTTTAAGTTTATTGATTATACGGCCACTTTAGAATATTGTTACTAACAATAGGCTGACATTTGTCATGTTTTCATATGATCTTTAACAAATCTTTGTATTCTTCTATTGCTAAATCAATGTCGTTCAACACTCTAGCAATAAAAGGGTTGTGTTTTGTGCTTTTTCGTTGTGAAAATTCTGAACCTGTTGTTATTTTACTTAAAACACGCCATTTGACAATGTCTTTTGCTGATATTTTTTGCTTTTTCATATCACAAAGATAAACACATTCGTGTAATTTTGCAACATTTATATATATTATTTTTAAATGCTCATCTTATTTAGAATGAAAATAAATTACGCACATTTGTGAAAATAAATGTTAAAATACTTGCACATCTGCACAAATGTGCTTATCTTTACTTAAGATTTAAGACAGGTACTAATATTAATTAAGAAGCATCTTTGAAATACTGAGACAACGAGAATAGAGAAGTACACGGCCTTACGCCTGATAGCTCTTAGTTGTCTGACGACCTGAATGGGTTCTTTCAGTTAAGTTCGAATCTTAACCAGGTCGCTATTAACCAATTAAAATTCAATATTATGAACGAAGAACAACAAATCAGAAAAGCCATTGATAATGGAGAATTCAAAAAAGTATATTACGGTAGCACAGGCACAATAGCCTATTATGATGATCTAACAGGCAATTACTATAACTTATTTGGTCAACTGCTTCGTAGTCCTGAATCTTATGATCAATATTCTGAAGGGTATACACCATTTGGTGATGAATAATTATTAATTTTCAAGCCTGTACGGGGACAGACAAAGCGTTCGATTCTCTTTCAGGCTTCAATCACGCAAAGCAGGTGAACTGCTGAAATTTAAAACTTCGCAAAATGAAAAATTTAATCGAAAAAATGAATCAGGTAGTTAAGAATTTACCTGGTTCAGGTTATAAAATGGGTGATCTATTTATATTAACAGTGGGAGAAACTACTGTGAAACATGACACTCGTGAATATTATTCAGGCAGGGGCACAAAATATAATTCTTCAATCAGGCATGGTCATATTTCAATAAATATGACCGAAAGAGAATTAAATAGGGCGTATAAGCCTATTGCAGAAAGAATTAAAAAACAAAAGGCTTACGATAATTTTTATAAAAATTATTTAAAACATGCAAATGATGAATCTTTCATTCGTTCTGAACTTGAAAAAAGAATTGACATTATTTCTGAGAAACCAGCACCTGAAGGCGACGAACGCTATTATATTAATGGCTATCACGGTTGCGGTGTATATAGATTAATAATTCTAAATGGTAAAATTGCAGCAACAATTTATAGGGGTATTCATAACAGTTGTCCTAATGGCACAGATCAGGTAATCTGGGGTAAATCCATAATGAATTATATAACCGAAAAATTAGGCCCTTCCATGAAAAATGAACTGAAGGCCACCGAAGAAAATTATTCACCCGAATTTCGTAATTGGGTAATAGTTAAGGCTGATGGTAGTGGGTGTCAATTTTTCCTGAGAGATGAGGAAGATAAAATATTCTTAAATGTAAAAGAATATAATGTTCCTGCTCCAAATGGTGATGGTAATTTGGGTTATGTACATCGTAATATTCAGATTGCATAAATTCCCGTTTAGTTCCCGCGAAGTCTGAGCGGGATAGATTCAGCCCCGTGAAATTCGGGGCTTTTAATCGAACCGTATCGGAATTTATTAACAATCTAAAAATTAATACGATGAAAAATATTATTGAGATTAAAATAGAATGTAAAGGCAATGCTGTAGGCACACTTGGTTGGTTTAATTCAATAATGCAAGGTTCTGAATTTATAATTAAAAATTGCAAAAGCGGTGAACCAGGTTTATTTTTAAAACATAAAAATAAAGATTCTGAAACTATGAGTTATAGTTTTATTTGCAAAAAATGGAATCAAAATCAAGACCCTGAAGCTTACAGAATACGCTCAAATGATTATCTTATTATTTATCCATTAAATTCTCAATATTTACATGGATTTTCTGATTATCCTTTAACACAAGCTTGTGAATTAAAGGTTGAAGAGATGATTCAGATTGCACTAGATAAATTTGCAGAATGGTGGGAAAATGATAAATAAATTCACAACAGAATTCTTGCCCCGCTTACTTTATAGTAGCGGGGTTTTAGTGGTAGAAGATGTTTTTAACTTAAAACTTATAGATATGAAAAAAATAAAATTATACATCAGAACGCCTCTGAATAAAAATCAAGAATATACAATATGTGATGAAATTTCAGATGAAGTTTATGCTTCAACAGGCGTGCAAGGACTTGCAATAGTTATTAAAATTGCATTAGAAAATCATATGAACAACATGTCAAAGAACTAATTTAACTCAAATTTAATAAAAAATATTATGAAAATTTATATGTTTAAAAAAACTGATGTTTATAAATTATTACCGAATTTTAATTCATTCGATCCTTGTAATTGGAATGAATTAAAATCATTGCCTCTTGAAGTAAAAAAATTAATAAACATATCAAAAAGACATGATTTAGTCTTTACAGAATATAACTTTATGCTTAGTTTTAATTTAGAAGATAAAGAAGCAAATAATAAATATTATGTTATGTTTATTCCGAACCCAAAATTTAATATTAAATAACGGTCGGTCATTTACGTCCGTTGGCTATTTGAAAAACAAAAGTTGAATTTAAAACAAAAAATAAATATGGAAACAAAAGTTGAAATTATAGATGAAGTAGCCAATAGCGTAAATGCCTTATTATCTACTGGCGATTTTGCAGGAAAATACAAAGGAAATGATAACTCAGGAAATCCAAAAATGGAATACCTAAAAAAGATTGTATTACTGACCGATGAAGAATTACGAAAAGAATGTGAAAGTAAAATTTGGCTTTCCGCTTATGCAAGTAATAATTATCGAAGCGACTATCATTGGCATTGTGACTTCTGTTATGACGAGTGCAAAAGACGTGATAAAGAGGATATTTATAGTGAAGCACATAAGTCGGTGAGTAGTGGGATGTAATCGCTTGCAGCTAACAACATGTCAAAGAATTAATTTAACTCAAATTTAATAAAAAAATATGAAAAACTTAATCTTTATCCTATTTATTTGCGCTTCGTGCGCTATCAAGCCAGTCTGTCATTTGGACAATCAAGTTGTAAAAATAATCGATTATCACAAATCTACAAAAACTGTCAATGTTGAATCCTTAACGGGGAATTGCTACACCTCTTTTACTTGTTATCAAACAGTACACAATGGGGACACAGTGTTTGTAAAAGTAATTGTCCCAGGGTCAGTATCCGGAAACAGGTTGCCTGTCTGTGAAATTAAAAGAAAGTAAGTTCTTGCCCGGTTTTGCTAATAAAAAATGTTACTTAATTTAAAATCTGAAAACATGGAAAAAAATCTTTTAAAAAAATGGTTCAATTTATCAGATGATAGACTTTTAGAAATCAGAAATACCCTCATCTGTATGCCAGAACCAAAACCAGAAAGTAATTTCGAAGAAATCGTTGATCACGTTTGTACCCATTGTTCGGCTTCAAAAAAAGAAGCTGAAGCGATTGAAGAAATTGTAATATTTTCGGTTTATTAAAATTAAGCCTGGCTAAATGCCGGGCTTTTTTGTAATTAGTCGCAATCACTAATTCAATAATAGTTTTACCTAATCCTGTATCTAAAAATATTGCACAACGTCCTTTCTTTATTGCATATTCAGCAATATATTTTTGAAAGTCAAACATAGAATTGCACATAAAATTAGTATCAATTCCATAGTTAATTGAGTTGTGTTTCTTCTTTTCTATAAAATCATTGTAAGTCATTTTTTTAGTAATTTACTCAATTTAATTCAATTTTTGCGTGTAAACTTTTTCTATTCTTTTTGTTTTTATTCGCTTTCTCTTTGATTTCATACAAATATTTCATTTTTACCAGTTAATTTATATTCAATGTTTTTTAAGTCTTTTCGATAATTTATGTCAACGTCACTTATATTTGAAACAGTTGTACATGCCCATTTTACGGTAGCGTGGTCTTTTCCCCCAATATTTTCACCAATCCGAGCTAAAGAATATTTTGTTAAACGGCGTGAAAAAAACATAGCAATTTGTCTTGATTGAACAATTTCCTTTTTTTTAGTGATTATATCCAATTTTTCGATGTCTATATTAAAGTAATAGCAAACTACATTTTTTATACAATCTATTGAAATTTCTTCTCCTATGTTGTTTTTTAACCACCATTTTACATACTCATGAACATCCTCAAAACAAATTCCATTTTCTTCAAATTCTGGATACTCATCAAATATCTCTTTTGCTATTTCAAAATCTGTTTTCATACTTATTGTTTTAAAATGGTAATTTAATTTTCATTTTATCAATTAAAGCACTTCGAATAATGCAATTAAAACTCATACCTGTTTTAAATTTATTGTCTTTCAAATATTTCCATTCATCATCTGAAAGACGAATTCTTAAAGTCTTGTATTTATTAAGTTTATCCATAAAAGTGCCGTCAAAAGTTGCGTATATACATCGTTAGTTGCCATTTTAGGACACAGCTCCGATTATAGGTTCTGCATCAAAGAAAATAACATCTACTTTATTCTCAATTTTATTAAAAATAGGATATTCTATTTCTTTAACAACCGAACGTTCAATAATCAAATTAGGGTTCTTATGTGCTTTGTGCATCTTCGGTAATGTTTTTAATTCATCGGCACTAAAAGGCTTTGAGGTTTTCACACGCTTCACATAAGTACCTCGTTTTAATTTAGCTTCTAAGTCATTCCAGTTCACACCCTTTTCTATCATCATTTTATCTTGCAACTCGTTTGTTTTTAGCTTAAAACATTTTGCATGTCCAAATAATGAATCAGCTAACATTAAAATTGAGTTTCTTGTAGCATCATTTTCACGCCACAATAATTGAACACAAGCATCGTGTAATGAAGGTACTTGGTAAATCCTACAATCAAATACAGCAGTTTTATTGTGTGTAGGTAGTATTTCTTTACGTTTTTCATTAAAGAAATTCACACATTTTGCAGTAAGTTTTGAAAGTATCTTTTGCTTTTTACCATCATTATAAATGGAGCTTTTACGGTCATCGGAATATAGTACCAAAGTTATTTCATCGCTTTGTGTATATCCAACAACTGCGTTAGTTTCTTGTACCAAAAACTTAGTAGTTTCGGTCATTAGTTCAGTTAATTTCCTATCAAATGGTCTTTCTAAACCTTTTGTCCAGTTGTGAAAGTTATTTCCATCTAATCGAATAATTACGGGCAATGTAGGTATCATTATTTCAGGTGAGAAATTTTTCTCAGTCCATTTACACCAGTCTCCCATTGTTTCAAAATCCATACTTTTATATTTTAAATTGTTAATAATTAGATGATTAAAAACGGCAACTAACAACAGGTATAGCAAATAAAGGTGTTCGAGGTATGCAAACGTCCGTACTTCCTATGTTGTTCCGTGTAACTTGATAATTACTTCTTCTAAGTCCTTTACTTGCCATACCTGCGACCGTTAGGGGCAAGCATAAGAAACATCCTGCCCCGATGAACCTTTAATCATCTTGGTTCATTTCTTTGTTGTCATCGAGTTCAGGAACATCTTCAACAGTTCCGTATTTTTCGAGTAGAGGTTCAACTTCTGTCCAAATGTTATAACCTTTGTCGAGCAATACAGTAGCATTGTGTAACTGTTCTTTTGCCAACATTGCGCCTAATCCACCATTGTTTTTTAGGTTGTAATCTGCGTTTTGTAACGCTTCCATAATTGATACGCTCATTTTTTTTCGTTTTAAAAATGCCAGCCCCTAACAATGTATATAGCAAATTGGGGGTTGTTTACAAGTTGCTACATTCGCACTCTTTATTTAGTTTCTGCAAGCTGATAGGTTCGTGCGTTCTATTCCCCAACTTGCCATATACTTAACATTACCGCCAATATTAAGGGAACAACGGCATTTCATTAACTCCCCACCATTGGTCATAATCAAACGGGTATTCTTTTGCGGGTGGATATTCTTTACATTCTTGTTCCCACGCTTTTAGTTTTTCGTTTTTATGAAATTCCATAGCCATTTCTGCACCTTTTTTAGTTTTGTGAATACTTATAGTCGCTGCTACACTTTCGTAACAATCAGAATTATAAAGAAATTCATAAACAAATACTGGTGCCAACACAGGCTCAACCGAAATAGCGGGTTCTGTGGTTTGCAAAGTTTTGTTTTTTGTTTTTATATTCGTTGTATTTTGATTGTTAAGTGTTTCAAATTCCGATACATGCGGTTACACTCAACGTTATCGCCTCATTTCCATCGCTTTGTGTTTTTGGTTAAACAATTAAATATATAGGTCTGAATATGACCTCAGACCTATATATTATTTACCATTTCGGTGGTGGAGGGTCTCCAATCGGCGGGACTCCAAAAGTAAAATTTTTCATTTAATTAAAAATTAAATTGTTAATAAAAATCTTCGACAAAGATAAAAATAAATTTCAAATAAATATATAAATATTAAAAATATGTTTATATTTGCAGCGTAAAATTATCAAAAACAGAATGAATAAAATTAAACAAATACTTTTAGAACAAGGAAGATCACAGGTTTGGTTAGCGAAACAATTACGTGTTGAAAAAAACATTGTAAATCGGTATTGCAATAATAAAACGCAACCAAGTTTGAAAAAATTAAGTATAATAGCAATACTCTTAAATGTAAATATTAAGGACTTGATAGTATGAAACATATTTTATTCCATATTTTTTGTTATTTTGTAAGTTATGTATTGATGGTTATCGCTGTTAACATAGGTAGGAATCATGATGAATTGCCAACTCCGTTTGAAAATAATTGGTGGGTTATTAATTTATTTATCATTCTTGCGATTTGGATAGCAAGTTAATAATAGTTTTTTTATAGGTTTTAGGTTTTTTGGGTTAAGTGTTTAGAGTTAGTGTGCCAGTCCTCTTCATAATCAGAGGGCTGGTTTTTTAAACGAAATTAAAAACTAAATATATGATTATGTTGATTAATTATTCTGATATGCTAATAAATATGTGTTATTTGTCTATTAGCATATTATCAATTATTTTTATTTTGTATTTGTATTTTATAAACAAAAAAGATAACAAAATAAAATTATACCAACTTGGTATCGCTCCGATTCAAGGTATAGAAATTCCTATAGATTCTGAAATAATCTCAATAACCTCAGAGAAAAGAAATATTATCGTCAAAATTCTTTTTAATAAAAGAAACAAATTAATTCTCAGAAATTTTCAGATGATTGAACCCGGAGATAAAGTTTTATCAAAAGGTTTATTTTTAAAAACTATTATTCTTGAAAATCCATATACTGTTTTAGATATTTACGATTTAGGAGAAACAAAAATAAAATAAAATAATATAATATAATGGGAAATTATGCTAGATCAGCTCTTAAAGGATTTATTTGTCCGGTTCGAGGATGTGATAAAAAAAATAATAGAAGATTTACACTTATTGGATTGTGTATGCATTTAAAAAGTAATCATACTGGAGAACTTGAAAAAAGATTAAAATTAAAAAATGAATGGAGAAATAAAAAATAACGGCAATCGAGGGTTCCTGGATAATTAAGTTTGTCCTGGAGGTCGGGTTCGATTCCTGGCATTGCCACTATAAGACCAAAATAAAATAATATGAATGAAATAATATCTTTAATCATTAGGTATTTTTATTTAGGGGTATTCGTTATCATATCGATTGCTATATTTGTTAAGTTATTAAAAAATATTATAAATAGATAATAATAGATCGATGGAAGCGAATTGCATCAGGTAATAAGATAGTAAAATGACAGATAAACCAATAGCAATAAGGATAATTTCAATGGGGATAGTCATTGATGAGAATGGTTATGAAATTCCCTCAGATGAATTAATTAATTATTATATGCAAACAGTATGGCCTTATGAAGAACAATAGCAACTGGGATGTTGAAATAGCATTAAGTAATAATTTTAAAGTTATTCGAAATAAAGCAAATGGTACTATAGAATTATTACAAGGTGAAAAATTAATTGACAAAAGATTAGGGATACAAAATCTGAGGTTGTTAATATTTACATATTTTTTGATATTGTAAAAGAATGGGAGAAAATGGCATGAAAAGATCATTAATAAAACATATAATCAAAAAGCACTTACCGGGTATTTCAAAAAAAGACCTGAATGAATTAACTGAGGATATAATTCAACTCTTTGGAGGCGAAGATTCAGTAAGATGTGTATTTGATGAATTAATAACAATAAATAATACATTATGAGGAATATTTCAAATGACCAAGCAATTAAATGGGATGAATTAATTTCATTTTTGAATAAATTTGGTATAAAAACAGAAATAATAGATATAGATAAATATGGATTTTCACGAACTATAGAATTTAAAGTTTATGAAATTACTTATCGAATTATCTGGTTTATAAATGAAAGTACACTTATGATAGGCACTGGAGATAGAGCTTCGCAAATCCTTTTTAAATATATTTATTTTGATGGTACATTCCCTTTAATAGAAGGGAACAAAAGTTTAGGATTTTCATATGTTAAATTTGAACGGGAAAATATATTTGATAGACTTTATCCTTATGAAGTTTTTAGGATACCATTAGATATTTTAACAATACCTGAAAAATAAACCGATATGACAAAGGAAGAATTAATAAATAAATTGGATAAACAAGCCGATTGGGAGAGAAAGTTTTATTTAGAAATAGATTAATAACAATTAAAATAAATAAAATGGCTGAAAAATGTATTATTAAAACCTGTGTAAAAAAAGAAACTGCAAAAGGTGTATTTTACACAATCGAACTTTCCGATGGTAGAAAGGGTTCTAGTTTTGATGATTTGACCCAAAAAATGGGAATGGAAATTGAATTGGAGGTTAAGAACTCAAAAGAATTTGAGGGTGTTATGCAATATTATTTTAATCTTCCAAAAGCACCAGGTCAACAAGGAGGTAAATTTCCTGAAAAAGATTGGACGTATGAAAAAAGAAAACAATCTCTTATTTGTGCAATTGACGCTATTAAATTAACGGACACAAAAGTATCGACCAATAATATCATTTCTTTATCAAATGAATTTTTCACCTATTTAAATCAGAAATAATATGCCAATATTTTATGACAATAAAGCCAATTTAGTAGTAAGTAAGGATGATCACTTTTACGAATCACTTAGTGAACCTGGTATTTATTATCCATCTGTTACAACAAAACTTGGTTCATATCCTAAAGGTTATGGATTTGAAGAGTATCTTAAGGCGAATGGATTTAATTCTGAAATAATACTTGAAAGAGCTGGTAATTTGGGAAAAGAAGTTCATAATGCTATTGAACAATGGCATAAAATAAAATCTATACGTCAAATAAGTGAAGATTTGACACATGAATTTTATTCATGGGATGCTTGGAAAATGTTTAATAAATATATGAATTTTTATACAAGATTTAAACCCGAAAATCTTGTAAGCGAATTTAAAATTGTTAGTCCAAAATGGAAAACTGGTGGGACAATGGATGAAATAGATATGATTAATAATCAAAGATGGTTAATTGATCATAAAACAGGTAATAATATTTATACTACTCATTGGATTCAAATAAGCGTTTATGCTAAAATTTGGACAGAATTAAATCCTCAATATCCAATAGACAAGATTGGCATTTTACATTTAAATGCAGATACAAAAACAGATGGAAAGGATGGCAAAATTCAGGGTATAGGATGGCAATTGAAAGAACCTCCTAAAGATATTGATCACTACATAAAACTTTGGGACTATACATCTGCTTTATGGGATGAGGAAAATCCAAATGCAAAGCCACGAATGCTAGAATTTCCTATTGAATTTAAAGAAGAAAAACCAGTCATTCCAACAGGGTCAACTTTATTTTAAACTTATGGCCACCTTATCAGAAGCAAGAAAAATAATAGCAGAATATCCAATTAAGCAGGATTTTATTGCAAATAATATTAATTATATTGGACATTGGGATAATTATGTGGAATTACGAGATTATTGGGAACAGTGTAATGAAATAGTTAAGTTAAATAAAGACGTTAAAATATGAAAAATTATTCAAAAATGTTTATGGATATTGCTGAATTAACAGCAATTCAAGCAAATTGCGTAAAATATAAAGTTGGTTCTGTTATTGTTAGAGATAATAGAATTATACTTCAAGGATATAATGGAACAATCCCAGGGTTCATAAATTGTAGTGAAAAATTTCATGATTATGATGAGATTAAAATGTTTAACGATCATCATATTTGGTCATCAGCTTTTGAAGTTCATTCTGAAATGAATATAATTTGTTATGCTGCAAAAAAAGGAATTTCACTCGAAAATACTATAATGTATTGTACTCATACACCGTGCAACAACTGTCTAAAACATTTAATTCAAGTTGGAATATCAAAAATTGTTTACAAAAATTTATATATTGATAATATAAATTTTAAAGAAAGAGAAGAATTACTACAGTATATAATTTTAGAAAAATATAATGAAATTTAAAATATGAAAAATATTAAAATTAAATGTGATTTCATGCCACATTGTGGAAATTACAAAACCCTAAAATGTAAGACCTGTAAGTTTAATATGAGGTTTGAGTTGAAGGATAATTTTAAAAATAAGTGAGAAACCTAATGAGACATTAATGGTCACAGCTATGTTTAGTACCGAATTATAAACTTAAAATAACAGAGCAATGGCAATAACTGAAAAGTATTTAGAAAAACAAACAGCTACTTTTGCTGAATTAAAAAAACATATATTAAATCAAAAAGCTAAAAGTGAATACAAACAAGCTGCTATAATTATGATGAGATTAGCCTTTACTGAATTGATGCTGTATGATATTAACCAGCAACGCAAATTATTAATTGACTTTTAAATATTACATTCAAAAACTTAAAATGTATAATCTCTTATGAAATACGATTTATCTAAGCAATTTAAAATAGAATCAGCTAAGGAATATCTTGAGCAATTAATCAATAGTAAATCATTTATTGAGTTAAAGAAATTAAAATTAAAAAGATCATTAGATGCAAACGGATTATATTGGCTTTGGCTTACGTGTATTGAAAAGGAAACCGGACTTGACAAAAATGAATGTCATTTTCTTTATCGATCTTTATATCTTGCAAAACATGATGAATATATTACCAAAATAATTCGTCCTGATCTTTGGATAAAATTAAAAGTATTAATTCAACAATTTAGTTATTTCAAAGGACTCAATGAAATTATCGACATAATATCTGAAAGTACTACCGAGCAAGATACGGATAATTTCTCTAAATATCTAAAAAATATTCAAATTCATGCACGGGCCAATATGGGTGTAATTTTATTGAATTTAGAAGATAAAAACTTTGCTGAGTTCTATAAAGAATACGGATTCTATTAATTTTTGACTAAAATATTTGTTTATTAAGTATATTGATAGAAACTAAAAGGGTATGTATAAATTGTACACTCCCTTATATAAATGAATGAAATTAGTTGATTCATATATAATTAAAGATGGCAATTAAATATAAATACATTTGTCCAATTTGCAATAAATCACATTCGAATTATTTTGATGCTAAATTATGCTTTGATTTGTGCGCCAAGGAATCTATTAAAAAAGAGATAAAAAAATGTTTAAGGTACCAGAAAAATATAGGTTAATAACCGGTGAATTGGCTTCAGATAAATCATTTGGAAATAATGGCGTTTTTATAATTCCTATGATGCATAATTTATATGCATATTGTATAGCTTCTGATGGTGAAGGATGGGAACATGTTTCTATTCATTTATCTACAAGAACTCATGATTTAAAACGCTCTCCTATATGGGAAGAAATGTGTCGTATAAAAGAATTATTTTGGAGCGATGATGATTATGCAATTCAATTTCATCCTAAAAAATCAGAATATATAAATAATCATAAATATTGTTTGCATTTATGGAGACCTGTAAATATGGAAATTCCAAAACCTCATTATTCATTAATTGGGATAAAATGATAATAAATGATCAAATAACAGCAAAACAAATTCAGCATTATTCCAAATATTCAACACCAGAACTTATATATAAAGCTGAGAGACATTTCAATAAATTTATTCGATTAAGAGATAGGAATGGCGATTATTTTTATTGCCCTACATGCAAAAGTACAAAAAAAATATTAGGTGATAATTATCAAGCTTGTCATTTCTTCCCAGCTGGTCAATTTTCTTGGCATAAATTTAATGAAGATAATGTTTTTGGTGGTTGTAAGTCATGTAATTATTATAAACATGGAGCCGGATATAGTTTTGGATATTATGTAAAAGAAAAGATAGGAGAAGAAAGATACCTCAAATTAGAGTATTTGAACGGGTATTATCGTCAAAGAGGGTTTAAGTGGGATAGGATAGCATTAATTGAGATAATTGAAAAATATAAGGCTAAAAATAAGAAATTTTAATGAAACAAACAGACAAGGATAATTTGATAAAATCCATAAAAGAACAATGGGTTGAGGATTTTGGCGATTTAACTTCAGAACGAGAAATTGATGGATATACTTTAATTGGGTTTATTTTAAATATTTTAAACAAAGATGAAATCAACAAAAACACTTGACCTTTACATTAAAGGCACCGAAAGTTTAACAGAGGCCAATATTTTAAAGGCAATGAAAGAACATACAATGCAATGTCTTGAATGGCTAACTAATAAGGATGCAAAATATGCGATACTTTATGGTGGAGAGCCGGTACGATTTGCAACAATAAAAAAAGATTTAACAATTGAGGAATTGTATGACGAATTTAATAATGAATAATTATGGGACATATTTGCACAGATGAAAGTTTTTTAGTTGACGCTCATATTATAGAAAATAGTGAATGTCTAATTTGTGGACATATTTCTAATTTGCGTTTAGGATGGCTTGGCGAAAAATGTGATATATGTGGTGCTTGCATAGACCCCTTTGAAATATGGGTAGGTGACATTGTAAGAGAACGTAGAAAAATATTAAAATTAACTCGTTCACAAATGGCTAACGAAACAGGATATTCAAGCAAATCAATTAAATATTATGAACTTTCAAAATGTAGCCCTTTTTATTTTAATCTGACAAAGAAATTAATTTTTGATAAATTTAATAATAAATTATGAGAAAATATGGTAATATGATCACAATATCAGTGGAGGTTGATATTTCTATGTCTGAATTTGATACTGATGATTTAATTAGAGAACTTGAGAGACGCGGAAAGATGAAAACGAAATTAGACCCTGAAAATTATCCAGAATTATTGAATTCTCCCAGAAAGGTTCAAAATTTATTAAGAAACTTATTTAAATTACATCCGTGGTCTGATAAAATTGAAGTTTTAAAAGAAGTAGAAGAAATATTTAAATATTGAACAATAAAAATAAAAATGTTTTGTTCCCTTCAACACGAGGCCCATAACCTTGATGAAGTAAAATAGACAGAGAGAAACTGTTTCCGATAATTGACTGATAAATCCGTGTTAGAGGTCAGCCGTAAGGTGCGGAAAGGTATGTGGAAAAACATTTTTGGTTACAAATGATTGGTTACTTTTTATTACGCAACGGCAAGCGGTTAAACCTAGATGACTACCGGAATAACTACCCGGAATTTTACAACTTAAAATATTAAGTTATGAAAATATTACGACAATTATTTTACAACTTAGTTTGTCTTTTTTTAAAGGCAATAAGTTTTCCGATAGCGACAAATTTATTTAAACTTCATAAAAATAAAAATATATCTAATTGGATTATCTGTCCTAAATGCAATGATGTTACATATAATATTATAAATCGGTTTTGTTGGTTTTGTGGGTTTAAAAATAATTAAAGATAAATGAAAACACTTATAAAGAAATCAACCGGGGATTGGATACATTTTGTAGATGATAAAGTTGTTATAAGTGATTTTCCTTACGGATTACCAGATGAATTTATTGGAACATCAATTTTAAATAATTATCCCGACGTTGAATTAATCACAATCTACGTAATTAAAGAAAGTGAAATACCATCAGATAGTTATCTAAATTCTATTGCTATTGAATATACCAGAATGGCAAAATCTAAAAAAGAAATCTTAGGATTTAAAATTGGTACAAATTTTATACTTAAATTGTTTTTTAATAAATAAACAAATATGACTGAAAATTTAGACTTAGTATTAACCAATATTGAAGTAATGAAACAAATTATAATAGCGATTTTGCTTTGTATTACTTGCACAGTAATTTGCCAGGATAAAAAGGAAATTCGAAAAAATTTACTTATTAAGGCAATTGCCTTGAGAGAATCAAGTTATAATTCTGATACAATTGTTCAATCCGAAAATGCAGTGGGTTATTTAGGTATCAGACCAATAATGGTTAGAGAAGTAAATAGAATTCTTAGAAAACCGAAATATTCGCTTGATGATCGGTTGGATAGATACAAGAGTATTGAAATGTTTGTAATTTACCAAAATTATTACAATCCTAAATGGTATTATTGCCGCGCTTGTCGTATATGGAACGGTGGTCCAAGAGGCATGGCTAAGCAGCAAACATGGAACTATTGGAAAACTATTCTCAGTGATGGAATTATACAAATTTAAATTATGAAATTTAATATTATTATAAATCTTATAATGTCAATATTATTATTGAGTTTATGGCTTTTACATCATAATATATTTACATTGATTTGTGGAATATTCGCATTAGTATTTACGATTATACATATAGCAATAACGGTGAAATTTAATTAAAGAAAATAATTTCTTAAAATATGCCAACAATTAAAAATTATTGCTAAATTTGAGATCTTAACATCCGGCTAATATGAAAAAAGAAAATAACATTAATAACATACCCATCTAGGGATAAATTGCCAGGACACTTCTTAGCCGGATGCCTGGCTTTTTGTTTTCTGGATGGGTTTAATAATTTAAAATAATGGATAAATTAAATGTAGATGCATTGGGTTATTTGAAAAGTTAGACTCCAATACTTTCACTCCAGGAGATTTGATTATTCTTAAAAAATTAGGGTGTAACATGGATTAAATTATAAAAAATATATAACTATGGCTCTTAGAGATCAACCATATTTGCCACTTTATGTACAAGATTTTTTGACAGATGAGAAACTTATTGAATGTACTGCAAAAAGTACTGGTGTATACATTAAGATAATGTGTGTTATGCACAAATCTGGAACATATGGTAAAATTTTACTAAAGCAAAAAGACGAGATAGGTGCAAATGATATTGAAAATTTTGCATTTAAATTAACAAAACATTTAGGATTTTCAAAACCAGTTATTGAAGAAAGTTTAAGGGAATTAATTGATGAGGGAGTTTTATATATAAAAGACAAAACATTGTGTCAAAAGCGCATGATTTCTGATAATGAGTTATCAATTAAGCGTGCAGAAATAGGAAAAGAGGGAGGCAAAAAAACACAATTAGCTTTAAAAATTGCTAAAGCAAAAAAAGAAGCAAACACTGAATATGAAAATGAATATGAAAATGAATTTAATATATTTAAAAAATTGTATCCAGGTAAAAAAAGAGGAAATAAAACAGAATTTGAAAATTTAAAGAAAAAACATGCAGATTGGAAACAAATTATAAAATTTCTTGTACCTGCTATTCAAAATCAAATAAAAATTAGGAATCAAATTATTGAAAAAAACAAATGGGTTTCAGAGTGGAAAAATTGTCAAACTTGGATTAATCAAAGATGCTGGGAAGAAGAACTAGAGACAATCGAAGTTATAAATAATAAAATAATAACGCCTGTTGACGATAAGGGGAATCCACGATGAATGGAATTGATATAAATATTGGAATAGGGAAAATGCCACCTCAGGCAATAGAACTCGAAGAAGCTGTGTTAGGGTCAATAATGTTAGAAAAAGATTCAATATTTATAGTCATTCAATATTTAAAACCAGAATCATTTTATAAGGATTCTCATCAAAAGATATTTAGAGCAATGTTGAAATTGTTTGAATCAAAGAAACAAATTGATATATTAACTGTTACAGAACAATTAAGAAAAGAAAAAAATATTGATGAAGTTGGAGGGCCTCATTATATTTCTAAATTAACTCAAAGGATAGCTGGTTCTGCCCATATTGAAAATCATTCTATGATTGTAGCTGAAAAATACATGAAACGTGAAATGATTCGGATAAGTTCAGAATTACAGACAATGGCTTTTGATGACTCCAATGATATTTCAGATGTTATTGATTATAATAGTTCTGAACTTATGAAATTAAATCAAACAGGGGAACATGGAAATATAATTCACATAAAAGATGCAATAAATAACAGTCTTAAAATAATAGAAGAAATATCGAAGGGAAAGATTAAATTTAATGGTATACCTTCCGGGCATACACAATTAGATAGATTCACTTGTGGCTGGCAAAAAAGCGATTTAATAATACTTGCTGGAAGGCCATCAATGGGTAAAACAGCTTTATCATTAGATTTAAGTAAGGGGGCATCTGTTTTTAAGAAATCAATTTTAATTTTTTCATTAGAAATGAATATTACACAATTAGCCAATAGATTCATATCTTCTGAAACAAATTATACAAATATGGAGCTTAAAACTGGTAGAATAAATAATTGGGGTTCAGTGGAAAAATGTGTTAATTTTTTTGAGGATAAAAATATTTATATAGATGACTCCTCTCAACTTTCAATAAATAAATTTAGGTCAAAATCATATCTTTTTAAAAATAAATACAATATTGATATGATTATTGTTGACTATCTGCAATTAATGAAGGGATTTGGAAATAATAAAACAATTAGAGAGCAAGAAATTTCAGATATATCAAGAAATTTAAAATCTGTTGCCAAAGAATTAGATATACCAGTAATATCTCTATCTCAATTAAATCGTGCCGTTGAATCAAGATCTGGTAGTAAGCGTCCGCAATTATCAGATTTAAGAGAATCTGGAGCCATTGAGCAAGATGCAGATATTGTTATCTTTATTAATAAGCCTGAAAAATATGGAATTTTGGAAGATGAAAACGGAAATTCAACAAAAAATATGACTGAATTAATTATTGCTAAACATAGGAATGGTAGTATAGGTGAAATAATTATGCATCATAATGATGGGATGACTAAATTTTGGGATAAATGTGATGAAAATATTTCTATATCAAATGAATTCATTCATCCAGATAATAATTTTGAATCTAATAGGGATATATTTTAATGAAGAAATTCCATTTTAAGAACTTTTAATCAAACACTTTAAAATAGGCTATGTTATTAAACTAATGATAATTAAACACATAAACTTTAAAATACATGAAAAAATATCAAAAAGGCGCTAACGAATAATAATATGAATAGTAAAAATTACGATTAAAATGGAAGAAAAAAAACTTATATGCGTACTGTGTGGGCAGGAATGGGGAGTACAAAACCCATTTACAAACCGATGTGAAAACGAAAAATGTACAGGGTTTTGTACGTGGGGTTATAAACAGATGAAGCCTGAAAGTTTTTTTATTGATGATAAATGTATTCATGGGTGGGAAAAATCAGATTATTGCGCAGAAAACAATATGTGTGAAAAATGCAAAACGGCGGGCAATGACCGATAACGGTGGCCGTATGGTGGCGTACCGGATTTTGAAAAACTAAAAAATCAAGTTACAATGAACGAGAATAAAAGCACGGAACAATCGCAACTTACCGAACCCGGTATGCACTATACGGCTTGTTATGACCCGTGTTTTAATCATGGTTCTCTTTTTTCTGGTATTGGTGGATTTGATTTAGCAGCAAAATGGATGAATTGGAACAATGTTTTTCAAGTTGAAATAGACAATTATTGTCAAAAATTACTTACTAAAAATTTCCCAGATGTTACAAGATATAGCGACATACGAGAGTTTGACGGCAAACAATACACCGGAGCAATTGACATTATTTCCGGCGGATTCCCTTGCCAACCATTTAGCAACGCCGGGCAAAAACAAGGCACAAAAGATGACCGCTATTTATGGCCGGAAATGTTACGAGTTATACGGGAAATACAGCCAATTGCCGTACTTTGTGAAAACGTGCCTGGAATCGTTGGAATGGAACTCGACAATATGCAGGCTGATTTGGAAAGTAAAGGGTACAAAACACAAGCGTTTATTATTCCAGCTTGCGGTAAAAATGCAAAGCATAAAAGAGACAGGGTTTGGGTTGTTGCTTACACCGACTGCCAGCGATGGAAAGATGAGCAAAAAGAAAGAACAAAACCTATATATAACAGAAAATGGAACGATACGACTAAGGAACAAAGCAGGAACGATCAGCAATGCGGGATTATCAAATCAAGTTTTATTCTTACCAACACCGACAACGCAGGATTCAAAGAACAACGGCAGTCAATCGCAAATGGAACGGAATACTTTGCCCCTAAATGCAGTAGCTGGTGGGAAACTGAACCCGGAATGGGTAGAGTGGCTGATGGGATACCCAATAGGGTGGACAGACTTAAATCATTAGGCAATGCAATTGTACCTCAGATTGCATTCGAGTTGTTTCGTTCAATCGAAGAACTTGTCTTACATGGGGCATAACGTTGACGGTTGTCGAAGTTGCCGACTAAGTAGCACAAAATTATCAATTTACTAAAAACTTAATAAAATGGCAGAAACTTTGAATACCCACGAAAACGGCATATGAAACGTGCGGGATTAGTAGCACTGCACTATCAAACTATAAAAATGTAAATTAAATGAGCGAACTTACAATAACAGATAAATCCCAAATTGCATATAGCGAGTGTTATACACAGGCATTTTTAGTAAATAATTGAAAACTAATATACTATGATAACGAAAAACATTCAAGTACCAACAGGAAATATTTGCGTAATGAAAGGCGAAAAGGGTTTTATTGAGTTCCTTTCGATTGGCGATTACGGCAAAGATTCAAATATTAAAGCCGACTTTCTCGGAATAACAAGAGAATTAAATGGTGTGCCAAATGGTGAAATAATGTCTTTGAGCGAAAAATGGGTAATAACCATAAGTACACAGTATGGCTGTTCGATGGGTTGTAAATTTTGCGATGTACCGAAAGTTGGCAAAGGTTTAAATGCAACATTAAACGACCTTACAAACCAACTTATTGAAGGTTTAAAATTGCACCCTGAAATTGGAGCAACAAAAAGGCTGAACTTACACTATGCAAGAATGGGTGAACCTACATTTAATTTTGATGTAATTGAACACTCTAAACAACTGCATAAGATTGTAAAACCTTATATTGGTAATAGTATGATACACCCAGTAATTAGCACTATGCTACCAAAAGTAAATAAAAGACTTATGGAGTTTTTGAACGAGTGGTGCGACATTAAAAACTACACTTATAGAGGTGATGCAGGATTGCAATTTTCGATTAATAGTACTGATGACGAGCAAAGAAATGAAATGTTTAGCGGAAATACGTTACCTATAAATGACATTGCCGAAATTGGAAGACTGCTACCCGACCCAAAAGGCAGAAAATACGCTTTAAATTTTGCATTAGCTGACAACTATATTGTAGATGCTGAAAAACTTGCAATACTTTTTAACCCTAATAAATTTATGGTAAAAATTACTCCACTTCATAAAACGCAAAGTTGCGATGATAACGGAATAATAACAACCGATGGTTACGAAGCATTTACCCCATATCAAAAAGCAGAAACCGACTTAAAAAACGCTGGATTTGATGTAATTGTATTTGTTCCAAGCTATGATGAAGATTTAGGTTTAATCACTTGCGGAAATGCTATCTTATCGGGCAGTATTCCAAAAGTTAAATTTACGCAGGTACTTTAATCGGAGACGGTTTTATGCTTGTGTATAACGAATGGTGGTATGGTTAGTTGGGGATTAGATACCGACAACCTATCCACCGAGTAGAAACTTAATAAATATAAAGAATGATGAATAACGAACAAAAACCCCAATTAACTATACCACGTGTTAGTGGCAGTACGGATTGGTCAGGGGACAAAAACAGTATTTACAAAACGCTTGGAGCTTCAAATCATACGGATAAAGAACGCCAAAGCGAAGATTATTACGCAACCGAACCAAAGGCAGTTGAATTGCTTTTAGATTTAGAAGATTTTACAAACTTGTATGTTTGGGAATGTGCTTGTGGACAAGGGCATTTATCGGAAGCAATGGAGCAAAAAGGAATAAAAGTAAATTCAAGCGATTTGATTTTAAGAGGCTACGATAAGGCTTATTTATACGACTTTTTAAGCGAAGAAAACAAAGAGTGGAAAGGACATATTATTACAAACCCGCCTTATAAATTTGCAAAGGAATTTGTTTATAAAGCATTATCAATTGTTCCTGATGGTTGCAAAGTAGCAATGTTTTTAAAAGTACAATTTTTAGAAGGCAAAGCAAGGAAACAATTGTTTGAGATATACCCACCTAAAATAGTTTACGTTTCAAGTAGCCGATTATTATGTGCTAAAAACGGAGAATTTGAACAAATGATTGCTGGCGGAGGTAGTGCAGTTGCTTACGCTTGGTATGTTTGGGAGAAAGGATATAAAGGTAAAACAGAACTACAATGGTTCAATTAAGCACTTTTGTAGTATTGCCGCTAACGCTAAGTATATGGCAAGTTGGGGAATAGAAACCACTGCACTATAAAAATAATACTAACTTAATAAACAGAGATACAAATGAATACACTACAAAAACCCCAATTGCATAAACATAGTGTTAGGCAACGTAAGTTTTCTATTCTGAAAATACTCATAAGCCTTTATATCGAAAAAATACATCGCAAAGTTTATGATAACCAATATCGGCAGGATTACAAAATAACATGGAAAGATAAACCAATATTGAAATGGTACTCATTCCTATTTTGGTTGCTTCCTGATTTTAGAACTTATTTGAAACATTGGAAGCCAATTATAAAAAAGGCTTATAATATCAAAAAACTATCAATTATTAGACAGGTAACATTTTGGAATATCCGAAAAGTAAATGTAGAACGCTATTCTTCTTATGTTGCCTAACGGCTGGCGGTATGAAGCGTACCGCATTGTAGAACGCTTCAAATTATTAACAAGCCTTTCTGCGGTATGCTTTATGACCGCTTGTTAGGCACAGTACTTTTATTATGGCTGAATTGAAAATAGAAAAACATAAATGGCAACCAAATTTCAAAGATGAAACATGGGTTATTGATAAGCGTAGGCAAGAAGAGTTTCAAATTACCTTAAAACAAGGTGAAGATATTGAAATTGAATTTACATGGGATTATGGATATGGTGGGCGTGGGACTGAGCGAATGTATATCAATCCAAAAGTACTAAGGGAGCTACTCGATGAGTTGGGTCTTTAGTATTGTGCCTAACAAGTGTATATATGCAACTTCTGTATTACAAAAATTAATTAAATGACTATAGTACAATCAATAAGAGTTAATGTAAATATCATTGAAAAACAACAATGGTTAAAAGATCATAACATTAACTCCGATGCATTTATGAGAGTGGCATTTGAAGATAAATTTGAAAAAGAATATGGCAAAGTATTTAAATCTAAGCTTGAGGTTCCTTTTTGATAAATTTCTTTCTTATTTTAGAGCATGGACAAATAGATACGTCATATCTATTCTATCTCCCACATCTAAGACAATACCAATCACATAATTTATTATCGTATCTGTAATCTATAAATCTTTCCTGACCAATAATATTAATTTGTCTTGATTGCATATTAAATTTTTATTATTTATGACAGCAAAAGGAATAGCTAATAAAGGAGTTATAGATTTCAATGAAGTATCTTTTGAAATTATTTTAGCGTGAATATGAAGTTTCCTTATTTCATCTAAAAGTTTCCATTGTTGATCGCTTTTTTCATTTAAGGCATCTAATTTTACTGATATTATATCGATTGATGAATTATCTGCTTTATTTGTAAACTGTTGTTTCATTTGTTCTTTATACTCATTAAATTCTGGCCTTTTAATAGTTTGAATGAGTTGAGAATTAACATTATTAATGAACTCTTTATTATCAGAACGTCTGTTTTGGAAAACAGTTATTCCCAATGTCATCAATATAGTTAATATTGCTGTTATCAGAACTCCTAATCTACTCATTTTCGCATTCATTTTATAATATGATTAATGTAACAACTATCATTAAAGTAATCCCAAAAAGTGTCATTATTATAAAATTTTTACCATAAAAATTCAACCAAACAATATTGATATAATTACACAACAAAATTAAAATAGAAACGCCTAGAAAAATATATCCAATAATAGGGGAATTACATAATAATGTATGCTGTTCCTTGCTGACGAATAATAGAACTATATCAAAAATACAATTTAATCCTACAATTATTAATCCTGCAATAATTAATCTTTTTTCTATAAAAAATGATCGGCTGATATTTTTTTCTATATATCTTAATAATATAAATGCAGCCAGTAAAGAAATAAAAAAACCTCCATGTGTATTTAGAAAATAGAATTCCTTTAATTGCCTTGAAACATCAGCTAATTGAAAATAGTAAATACTAAAAACAATAAATAAAGGAATTCCTATTCTAATTAAAATATTCATTCTGGCGGATCGTCAGGTCTTGGTTTTGGACCACCATCTTGTTTTACTGTGCCCCCTGTAACGTTTGAATCTTTTGCAAGAATTAATCCTATACCTCCAAAAATAGTTGTTAAGGTAGTCATGACTGATTCTTCAGTAAATTCACCTGATTTAAGTGCAAAAATAAATCTTACTATTCCTCCTAAAATAGCTAAAATTCCAAGAGAAGTCGTTTTCCAATTTGTTAAAATCGATTTCATAATTTTGCTTTTAAAATGATTTATAAACAATTTTTAATTTGCCTTTTTTTACATACTCATAAATATTCTGCGGAGAAACCTCCCAGGGATTAGGGAAAAATCCTGGTATACCTGCGTTGGCAGAAATTGCAAAAACTTCTCCGCAAGTATTCATTCTTTCAGATGCTCCCCCGGTAGACCCTATCCATAAATTATTAAATAACTTTAAAGCCTTAAATAAAATCTTAACCGGGAATGAAAATACTAAGCTGGGAATGTCGTAAGCGTTATCTATCAACGAATAAGCCTTGTCGGCTATCTTTTTTGTCTGTTTGTCGGTTAATTCTTCAGTGAATTCACAGAGAATGAATTTAGCTTTCGCCTCACCTATAGTAGTTTTAAAGTAATCCGTATCTTCCCATTTCTCTTTTCCAACTCCGTCTGCCTTTGCATCAATCATCAAATATTCAAAAGGATTTGGTTGAGGATTAGGTGACTTTACAAAAGTATGAGACCAGTATAAATCCATTCCTGGACATTCTAATTGTTCAAATGATGTGATTGCTTGGCCAAGTTTTCCACTTGAAAGACAAAGACCTACTTGTATTTTATTTTCTACGTTCATAATTTATATTTTTAAGGCAGAACATATTGCCGCTCATTGCCTCGCGCATAAGCACAAAATTTAGTTATATAACTATTTGTATCAAAGAATATTACGCCAACGCCTTTTGCTGATTGTAGCTGATTGATTATTGAATAAGTTCCCTCTAGTCCACCCTTACTAATGTTAATATTATCTTGAAAATGACAATATTTATTACTATCACAAACAATTCCTATTGTGTGAGTAGGTGAAATGCTAGGGTCAGCCCAATACGACCCAGATGTAACAACTGAATCTATTGAATTAATTCTTTTAATAAGTTTACATAATGTACCTGTATAATATGCATAAACATAATTAGCTGTATCTTGATACCTAACAATTATTCCTGCTCCTGTTGTCCCTTTAACATAAGAGATATTATTTAAAACAACATTTGAAGTATTCAAATTTACAATTGCAATAGCTCTTCCATTAATTAATGCACTTGCATATATTTGTTGACCATTCGTATTGACTGTACCAGATTTATTTAACCAAGTTATATTATTCCCTCCTGCTCCAAGTCCAATAGATTCATTATGTCCTAATCCATTTGACGTTCTTGTGTCTATTATTGTTGGTGCTTTGCTTATTTTAAAATTTGTGAAGGTATTTGAAGCCAATGTGGAGAACTTACCTTGTAGTGTATTTGATATAATACCAACATCGGATACTGTTCCAGATAATTTTAAAACCTTATTATAATATAATGAAATAGTAGTTCCTAATTTAGCAAGTTTCAATTCTCCACCATTCACATATGTAATAGATGTAGAAGCGGCAATATCAGAATAAACACCATTAACACATTTAATTAGTTCAACATTTTTTGTTGATGCGTTTTTATATGTTATAAATCCTAAAATATAATATTTCGGATTTACCTCATTATCTAAGTTCAACACAAAGCCACAGTTTGAACCAATAGCTAAAGTGATATTTGCATAAATTGCTAAATTGTCTGATAGATACATATTCGAAGTAGCCATTAGGCTAGGAATATTCAATGTTTGTAAACTACCATCATCAAATATTACATCATCTGTACCCCCAAGGCAACGCACTTCCATCTGATCAGTTGTTGTAGTTCTTGTTGAAACAACATACTTAACATAAGTTGCACTATTAATAGGTGTTGAATAAGAATTCAAACTATTTACAAATGCAAATGTTGTCGTATTGCCGGCTAATTTTTTAGCCCACATACTTGCACGATACCATAAATTAAGTGTTGGTGTTACTTTATTCCAAAGTAAACGCGGTGAACCGGAAACAGGAGTAAAATCCTGTGCATAAGTTCCTGTATGACTATCTGAACTTTGAATCGTTGTCCCTACACCTACCTTTGTTAAAGAACTACACAAACCACCTGTATAGCTAGCTTCTAAACTTGTATCTGCTAATAATTCGATCCCTGATGTTGTCGGATTTACATTACCAACTGATGAATTATATAAATCTTCAAAATTATCTGATATTAAAGGGATAGGATAGAATGTTTTCTTTGGTATTCGCACCCAATCAAAAATTGGAGTGCTCACAGAATAATTAGCTAAATATAGTTTTAAATTACTTGCTGTTACTGCATTCCAATTAGTAAAATGCAATAATTTCCAATTATTATTTAAATAGGAAAAAATACATATTCCCGTGTCTCGTAATACAAATGCATCAATTCTAGGAGAATTATATTCTAAAGAATCAATCCAAGACCATGTATTTGAATTAACAAAAGTATAATTACCAAAATGTTCAGGTAAACTCTGAATCCCAGTCGGAGGCGTTTTTAAGGATGTATCCAAAACTATTCTAATCTCACCAGGGCCCAATGTATAATTAAATTTAATTACCCTTCCTCTTGTTCTCTGTAAATTTATGTCATACCAATACATTGGGTCTGCATAACTCACTTGTGTTTCATTAAATCTTAAAAATCCACCACTTATAGAAAGCCTATTATGTGTATCAATTGCTTTTCTTGTCAACAATGACGGATATGGAGATATAGCAGAATTACCTATTGAACCAGCACTGATCGGAATATTAAATTCATCATCGAGAATATAATTTCCCGTTGTCACTGCTTGCCACCATTCAGTTTGACCATTTAAAATAATAGGAATAAAAATAAGAATAATTAAATATAATATCTTTCTCATTGTAAGTAATATATTGTTCTTTCTATTAACCCCCCCGTAAGCAATCGAAACATAACTATATTAACTGCCCCCGCCGTATCATCATATTCAGAACTACCGGAAGCTTTTTTACAAGGGCCATAATTAATTGTATATGAATTTCCGGTACCTATTAATATATAGGTTATTGTTGATCCTGGCTTTGCCCCTGTATCAAATGAAATTGATACAATAGTACTTCCTGAAATTGTATCTTGTCTATGAATACTTTTTGTTTTTGAAAATGTTAAAACTATTAAGTTTGTTATATTATTAGTTGTTGTATCAGCTATTTCATAATCATACAATACTTTCAAAGCATTTGTCAAATCATTTGTTGAAAGGTTTTTACCGGTAACCTTATCAACTTTCTGATCTAATTTCCAAAGTGGTGTAAGACCTGTAGATTTATTGGTAGTATCAATATTACTACTTGCATTACCACCTACTTTAACCCATTTATTTTGAATAGAACTCCAATAAATTAAAGTATCGTTATAATTGATAATACTGGTTTTATTTCCAGTAATTATATTCGTTAACGATGTAGTTTCTGTTTTTACAAAAGTAGTATCATAAATTCTATCCAATTTATAAATATAAAGAGGATAGTGTGCCTGACAAAATCCCAAGATTGGAATTATTAACAAAAATAGGATTATGAATATTTTTTTCATGAGTTTAATTTTTATAATCGTAATCGTTTGTAATAAATATAATACATCAATTTGGGGTGAGAACCTGAACTAGCTGTTATATATGCTGTATTTATATTAATATCTTTACTTATCAAATTTGATTTTAATTCAGTTGATCTGTCTGAATTGTGAATTAAAAGATCATCTATTTCTTCCGTACTCATAAAATATACAAAATCCTCTCCGTATGTAGCTCCTATTGCTTGTGAATTTGCAGAAATTGTTATAAATCCTGAAATTCCTCCTGTAGCATCATAATTTGTCATTCCTGTAATCCATTTTTTCTTAATTATGATTTTATCAATTATTATACAATAATTTGGAACACCGGTGATTATTTTTGTTATAGTACCATTAACTATTTTTGCTGAATCTAATTCTACACTATCTATGTATTCACTAACTATTAAATTTAACCCATAATCTGCTTCAAGATTTAATAATAATACATTTACATAATTTGTTGCTGTTTGACCACTATTTGTAGCAACAACAGTATATAATCCAGCATCCGTTGCATTAGTAACAGAATCATAAGAAAAAATACTACTTTCATAAAACCATTGGAAAGTTGTTCCACTTTTATTACTCGTTGCACTTAAAGTAACAAAAGAATTAGTAGCACTTAAATTTCCGGTTAAATTTGTTGCTGAAATCGTTAAAGTACTCAATCCTGCACTTGCTAATTGACTTAATGATTTTTTTATTCCTAAATTATTATAAAAATATAATTCGGTTGATTTTGCATAAATACCTGAATTTAATGTAGACTGATCTTTTGAAAAAGATACTCGAGAAGAATCATAATGAGAATCTATAAATAAATTACTTGAATCAATGGTTATTCCGTTACCGTACCCATTACTTTTTAATCCAAATAATTCTAGTTTTTTTGTGCTAAATTTTATATCTTCCCATAATTTATAGTTCCCAAGAAAAAAATAACTACTCGATGAAACTAAAGGATCAATAAATATATTATCTTGAATTGAATTGGTAGAATCACCTAAACTTATTTTGTTCCCATTAATATTTATACCTGAATTTGAACCAGTCCAATAATTCTTTCCTGATTTTTTCCCCCAATATGTAGTATCTGTTGCATCAATAGTTTTTGCAAGACTATTGACCCATGATTGAAGTTGATTATGAATTAAAAGCGTATCCCACTTTGTTAATATTTTATTAGTATCGATTCCTAATTTTTGTATTCCGATTTTTATTAGCCCAGACCCATCTATTATCAATGAATCATGATGGTCATATGCCAATAGATGAGCATACATTGTATCATGTGCTAATTTTTTTAAAATATACCCGGAGACATATCCAAAACCACGTAAATATACAGAGTCGGCCTCCATAGTTTTTTTGGATTTTATGAAATAATTAGCAGTAATATGGTCTTTTGTCAAGTCATTATTTTGACCTGATAAATTAAAACACATTACTGCTAATATTATAAATAAAATATTTTTCATATTAATAGGATGCAGGAGTTATAGTAGAAACTGCGGCACCCGCATAATCTGTTGCTGTTAAAATCCATTGTGTTGCTGAAACACATGTAGCTTTAAACATTACATTGGCCCCTATAGTAGCCTGTTTATTTGTCACAGTATTATTAAGATAAACTGTTCCGGATTGAGCAGCGGCAACACGCAACCTACATCCATTTGCCCCCACAAAACCGGTTATCACTAACCCTACAGTTGAAGAACTTGCCGCAGGGAGCATAAGTTTATATGTAGCGCCCCCAGAAGTAACAGTTACAAATTGAGTAACTGCTGAAAGCAAAGCCCCTGCTGAAGTGGTATCTGCTGCTGCTGTAGCAGTTGTAACCAATTGTGGAATAGCATTGGCAATGGTTAGCCCATTAAATGTCCCATCGGATGTTATGTTTCCTATTCCTGTCATAATTCCTGTGGTGCTAATGTCCCAATCGCTGGAATTTACGCCTACAGTTTGACCATTATCTCCAATTGTTAATGCGGTAGTTCCAACTAAAGCCTGACTTGTTCCAAGATTGACCCCTGCTCCTGAAGTAATTAATCCAGTCGATGTGACTTTTCCCGTAGAATCAACATTAAATTTACTCGCCGAATTTACCTGTACATCTATGCAATGTAAATCGGTTGTTGCATCCAAAATAATATTATCACCATCTTTTGTATTGGTAATAGCCCCTACAGTCGTTAATGTACCTGTAAAATTTGCAGATGAACTAATAGTTTGACTATTTATAGTTCCTGCCGTAACAACTTTTCCAGTTGAGTCTACGCTAAACTTACTAGCCGAATTCACAGAAAGGTTTAATGGTTTTAGCACTGCGCCCATATCTACTGTGAATGTGTCTCCATCATTAGTAATATCTCCGATAGTTACCACTGAATCAGAAAATATTTTAAAAGCGCTATACACATCGTATTGTGTAGCGAATTTATTTGGACTTTTTTTAAGTTGTCCAAAACTTATTAAGTTGATTAATAGCAATATTGAAATAAATAATGTTTTCATTGTTTTATATTTTAAATTGTTAAATTATACTACCTGTTCTGTACATAGGTTGAATCCTTCTGAAACTTAATGCCCTGAGATCAGCATATAATTGATTTACCTCAACTTCCGTTAATTCCCATTCAGTTTTATTTTTGTTTAGTTTATACCATTCTTTTAATGTGTATTTTTGATAAATTTGGAATATTTTATTATCAATAACTTCCAGTGCTCTTGAATCAAAATTCTTAAGGTTTTCAATAGTGATCGTGATTTTTCCTTTTGTATCTACATAAACTGGTTCGGCTTGCCAATATGTAGTACTGGATGCAGGGGCATGACCAGTATTTGCAGCTTGCAAAGATTTATAAATAATCCCAACATCTACTACAAAATCATTTGCAGCATATGCTTGCGCGGCCACATAAGGGGGTATTGTGGTATCAATTTCTTGTTTTTCCCAATATGTAGGACTTGATGATGGAGTATGGCCTATATTTCCGGCCTGAAGTGATTTATATGTATATCCATCGTAATACACATAAACTGCTATTGGGTATGTTGTCCCAGCAACATAAACAGGTGATACCGGACCATCGTCAAAAAGAAATGAGTTAACAAGTTCTTTACTTAAATATCCCAATTGTCTGAATACATTATCGGCTGCTTCTTTTAGGAATTTTCTGAAAACATTCTTTTCATCATTTGATAAAGCATATCTATCAAATGCAGAATTTCCTTTATCATCCATGGCGTATTTTGAGCCAATGGACGTGTATTCTTTTACGACTTCAAATATGTCATCGATTTTATGTTGTAAAATTGCATAGCTTGGAGCGTCAACGTCTACATCGCCCTGTCCTGTGGTAACAAGACTTTCTATGTTTTCAATAAAGGTTATGTATGCCATAATTTTATGTATTAAGTAATAATTGAATCATTTGAATATATTCACCTTTAATAATATTTGCTAAATCAGTCCTTCCGGTTATTATCATAACTTTTTGAGCACACAGAGAAGATAATACCGGGACCAAATTATCAGGAACCTGATCGGGGATCATTATTTTAATATAGGCCAAATCAGGGCTTAGATTCACAGTGTCATCCTGTACTGTATAACATTCCAAAAGTTTTTTATTTGTTGTAAGATCTTTTTTAATAACCACTACTGGTTTAGCAAAACCTCCCCTGGTATATTCATTTTTCTGGACTGCATATAAAGGATGTGATTCTGATATTACTTGATTTATTGGCCTCTCCCAACACGGAAATTTAAGATATGCCAATTTCAAATATTCAGTTGGCAGTTTTATTGTAGCAATATTGTCAGAAATAGAAACCAAACCTGTAATATTCAATTTTGATAATGGCAACAAATGGATTGGCACGGTTAATTCAAGTTCTTCAGTACATTCATCCAAGAGTATATCTATATATTCTTCTATAGGCTTCGCATTTACATTTAGTGCAGAGACAATAAGGCCTTGTCCGAATGATGCGTATTCATCCAGTTTTACAGTAACTTTTTGTATGATAGTTTTTCTGTCCATTTATGCCGGATAATCTTCGATATATAATATGTAAATATTTACTGTCCCAGTTATTGTAAAATATAATGTGCCTCCACCAGGGAAAGTTGTATCAATACTACTTCCTGAAAATCCTCCGGCCACTACATTTAAGGTATCTATTAATTCGGTTCCATTATCTGTTGTTCCCGCATTTACTGCGGCTCCTGCAGAACTTGATACTCCTATATGAAGAATATGGGTGTTTTCAGCAATAGATACATCATAACTCCCGGTTTTATTATTATGTGTAGATACTTTAACTCCTTTTATTCCAACTAAAGCCGCGATAGAAATATCTAATAAATCTAATTTTTGCGCCAGACTTAATGTTTCATTATAAACTACATCCTGAACTGTTATTTCGCCATCATTGTAAAACTTCAAAACCGGATTTGATATAATTTCAATATTATATTTTGGTTGTTGATCTACTATTTCGACAGTCCAACTCATGATATTGTTATTATATTTCCACTATCCGTATCATCACCAACATAATTTATTGTCGCGGAGCCAGTAATCCCATTCCCGGTTATACTAAATGCTTGTCCATTTACAGTTGTAGAGCCGGAAGCCATTAAATTTGTTTTTGCAACATCTTTATATAATTGAAGTGTATAATTTCCTCCAATATAAATTATATTCCAATACAGTTTATAATTATCAGAATTATTAAACGTTACACCATTTAAAGTCAGGTTTGATATTTGTGGTGTATCATAAAAATCAACTGTGTTACCACTATCCGTATCTGATGTTATTAAATTTATAGTTATATTTCCACTGATTCCGCTTTGATAAGGACTCCCATTGAGAGATGCTGTATGTATTCCTCCTACTCCCGACCCTTCATCAATATCAGCTTTAGCAACAATAGAATTCGCTGATTTAGATGAATTTTTATAAAAAGTAAAGACCGACGTATCTGTATAAATATTCAAATTCCAGTATAATCTCAGATTATCTGTATTTTCTAGCGTGACTCCTAAAATACTTAAGTCTAATATTTGCCCCCCTGCATCACCACTTATCACCATAGGATGATCGCCTTGTACGGTTACTTTTTTTAATCCATCATCATCTTTCATCTCAGATGGCCTTATTTCTGCTATCTCTGTGATACGTATTAAATCTTCTTTTCCATCTATCAGATCAGCCTGTGTTTTTACAATTTTAATCTCCATTGTCAATAGACCTAAGGCTAAATCTTTGGTTATACTAGAATCAATCCAGCAATCATAATAAGTTGATGATACTTTATTTATTGAATAGTATCCGTATTTTGTCTCTCTGCTGTATTTTAGTTTTGCTTCCTTGTCAGTATAAAAATAAAATAAGATATTAATTAAGTTGTCAAGATTAATAAGAGAACCTGTTTCATTATCTCTAATCATGAATCCTTTATAAATATCTTCGCCTTGGTGTATTACTGGAAGCATTTTAGTTTTTATTAAAAAGGCGGACTTTAAAATCCGCCCTGGTGTTTAATTTAATTTCGGAAATGAAATATTAAGATTTTTTGCAGCCTCCAAAACTTTTTCTTTATTGGTAAGTTGGGATATTTTTACCTTATTAGGGTATTTTTCAACCAGAAATCTTTTGGCCTTTTGGATTGAATCACTATCATTCTCTATTGGGTCGAAAACTTCTCCTGTATCTACAGGTTTTGCAGGAGAGTTCCCTACAGGTGTAATTAAAACAAATTGCCTTCCATAGCTTACATCTTCCTCGATAGCCTTTTGAAGTTTTACATCGTCAGTGGTAAACTTTCCATTTCTTACAAATGGCCTTGTTATTCCATTTCTGAACTCAATAGAATGTGGCACTCCGTCAACCATAATTGTAGTCGACAATGAGAAATATTTAAGTGACTGATATGTTTTAAACATAGTTTTTAATTTATTTTGTTGCGAGGGCGGGATTCGAACCCGCGACCTCCAGATTATGAGTCTGGCGAGCTACCACTGCTCTACCTCACTATAGTTTTATGCTTTCTTACTAAAGAAACAATGAGCCTCTGGATATTGCAAATAATTAGTTGAACATTCTTTCATAATCACTCCGATAGAATTGCTTTCACCAGTTGCCTCAAAATCAAGTTCTTTCCTTTGCATAGTAAGTCTTGATGATTTATTAACATATTCCAAATCTAATGCCGCGCCTTTATTAGCCCAGCCCATTTCTGAGAATAAAGGATGATGGATTACGTCAAATATTCCAAATTCAGTAATCCATTGGGTAAATTGAATTCCCCATTCTTCTTTGGTCTGGGTCTTCATATAGGTTTTATTATTAAGTTGAAATTCCATTAAGGATTGAACCAAATCAGACCCTGCAAATAGAGTCTTTCTTGACGATCCTGAGTTTCCAACAAATAATTTTTTAAAATAATCGGTCATATTCCTTACAGATATAATCCTATCACTTCCCCCGGTTCCATATTCAACATTATTTATAATATTCCAAGAAAATCCATCCATTGTATATCTCTTGGTGCTATCTTCCACATTGGTGACAATACTCTTTTTGCTCCACCAGTAAGCACATTCAATTTCAGCACGTATCTGCAATGCCATCATTCTTTCATAATCTGCCAATTCCCACTGAACTTCTTTTGCCTGATCTTTATTGAAATTACTCATCTGGACCATACGTAGAAAATACTGACAATAATTTTCATCAGGTTCAGGTAAAATCTGAAATGGAGATGTTTTAGCGGCAAGTTCATCTTTAGCTGGCGCTAAGCGATACAAAACTACAGCAGATGTAAAATTAGGCATACAATAAACAGCGGCTTTTGTATTAAGTCCCTTAATTCCATTTAATGGAGAAACTTCAATAGCGCTGTTGTCTACTTTATGTACATAAAAAACAATATCACTGGTTGAAGTAAGGCTACTTGCGGCAACAACTAACAAGGGTGATATTGCAATGTCCCTCATTATAAATGTATCATCTTTCTGCCATAGAGTTTGATCGGTTACTTTGATCCAAAACTTACTTAACCCATCACCTGATGCATATGTATATTCTTTTGCCGGTACACTCGATGTACTTCCGTTACCACTAACTGTATCGTCTATCGCATCAAACAAAGCGGGACTTGCGACTCTGTAATATTTCTTTATAAAACTATTACATGGTGTCGATTTTTTTATTTCCCTTATAATTGTATCTAATGGAAACCGTGATGGATTATGAATACAAACCTCTTTATCAATATCCTTCAGGTTTAATCCCGGAACTAATTCATCAGTTGCCAATACTTCTACGGGATCTCCCGAAATAGCTACCCCTTGGGCAGCAAACAAGACAACTCCCGTGGCAAATAAAGCCGGAAGGAAACTAAACAAAACAAACATGCATATGGAAGCTAAAAGTAATTTAGCTATTAAATTGGTTGTAAGATACTTTTTCATTTTAATGAATATTTAAGTTATTAATTATCAATTGTTGCTATAATTAACCCTGTTTGGGTTTTAAACCACGGAGACATAATTACACGTTCCCCTTTATTGTATTCAATTGCAGAACCTACAACATGTACCCATACAGTATCTCCTTCTGAGTAAAGATTATGAGTCCCCCCGCTTAACGCGCCTGTTGTAATCTGTGTATTTGAATCCACTGTTACAATAGTGGCATGACTACCATCGGTAACATTATAAACTACATCGCCGACTTTTGCCCCCGCCGTAAAACCTGTTCCAATTAAAGTTGTGCTGTCACCGCCTGTACCTGCTGTTATTTTTAATGTGTCAAGCGTTATTTTTTTATCAATTGCTTTTTTATAGCGATATCGGGTATATGTTGAATCTTTCTTTAAAAACAAATAACTGCTTTGTGGAGTATCAATAGGTATATCTTCCAGGGTATTTATTTCATCAGTATAGGCATTTGTAATATCAAGTGCCCTACCTTTATATATTATATCTTCGGAAGGGGTATAAATTGAATATGTATTGTCAATAGTTGCGACAAGGACTCCTATTTTAACTGAATCGGAAGTAGCAAAAGTATCATCACTCCCTCCTGATAATGCCGTAGTTGTTAACTGTGTTGCACTATCAATGCTTACTATGGTAGCATAACTATCATCAGTGGTATTTCTTATAAGCATTCCTGGCTTGACGGTACCGTCAAGAAAGGTGCCGGTAGAAATTTTAAGTACAGTACCGGAGCCACCGACTGCTGCCGTCACAGTTTTTGTTTGCAGCGTAAATGTATCATCTGTAAAACTGGAATACCAATATGATTTCGTCACCCCTGATTTAACAATTCGTATAATACCGGTAGGAGGAGTATCTGTAGCAATATTTGCAGTACATTGAACAGTGGTGCTGTCTTTCACATTCGCGGTATTGTGAGAAGTTAAAATATCCTTATAATCCCCCACCTGGTAAAATTCATTTGATGTATTACTGAATTCCTCTAAAAGAGCAATTACGTCCTGTAATGTTTGCAAATCTGCTTCAGCCTGGACATAAGCATCCTGTGTTACCCTTAATTGTGGATAAAGCCTGGATAATTCAGATATATTTTTGATATATGTTACCTTTTTAGAGGTTGTTTCGATTACTACAAACCTTTTCATATTACCTATTTTTTTTGAAATAATTAGAATATTGTACTCTAGTATTTACGGGTTTCTGTTCTTCAATTTGAGCATTTGAAGTTGTGATATCAGGAAGTCCGTCTGTTTTTCTGGCCTCTTCTTTTTTAGCAACAATTGCCTCATTTTTACCGGCTATTTTTGCCGCTTCAGTTGCCGAAACTTGGTCTTTATCGTAATTGATCATTTTATAAAATTGTGACAAAGTATTTTTGTCAACTTTAAAATCAAGAATATCATTGACCAGTTGATCAATTTTGGTTACCAAATCCTGCGCTTCTTCGTCGCTTAAATTATTCTCTTTTGCAAATTCTTCGATTGCCTGTGACGCAGTTTCCTTATTCGTAGAAAGTGTTTTCTGGTATTCACTGGCAGAATTCATTTTGGAAATACGTTCTTCAGAATTCTTTTTCCATCCTTCAAGATCGGGTTCCCCTTCCATTGGGGTTAAATCTGCCGGGTCAATATGCCGTGCAATAGCCTCCCTAAAACTTGCTCCTTTAATCATATCTTCTATGATTGCAAATAATTCGGGTTCGCTTTTTATAAGATCGATAAGTTTTTGATTTGCTTCAAGGGATTTGGATTTGTAATCTTCAAGTCCTGATACATGTTCATTGGCTTTGTCAAACATTTCATTTTCATCAAAGTCTGTTTCTTCAGGATTTTCTTTTCCCATTACTGTTAACATCTTAACCTTGAATGGATGGCGTTTAGGCTTTTCTTGTCCGGTTGCAGTTTCTGCCATAATTGGTTTTATTTTGTTTAAACATTAGTTGACAAAATAAAACAAATTGTTAACAAATTAATTTGCATTATAAGTGTAATATATTACATTATGCAATATATTTGTTTAACCTTTTTATTAAAAAATATGACAGAATTTTTTGAAAAAGTTTCAACCAGGACAGAGAACTATGAAAAAAAGAAAGAAAGAATATATCTTGCTTATAAGGATTTATTAAAAGAATTAGGGAAAAGAGCAAGATATTGTTCTAAACAAAGCCTATATGCCGAGGTAGGAGAAATATTTAACCTTTCAGGTTATAGGACTGGAGAAATAATTAAAAAGAAAATAAAGAGTGAGCGAACAATTATTAGTTGATGAAATAATCAACGAAAATAAACGCAGGAATGATTCACTTTATGAACCTTATGATCCGATTCTTGGGATTGGGTCTCCCATTAAAAGAATAAGGCTAAATTATTTAAATGGTAATAATAAAGTCGGCTTATTGGTGCCTGAATCTTTTTATAATACGAAAGTAATTTCTGAATTATCTAAAATTGGCAGCATTGATGGGTTTTTAAAAAAATATTACGGTTCTGTCAATGATGCTTTGAGAAATAAATTTAACAAGGAGCTTATAAAAGAAAGAATGAGGCATGACTTTGAATTTTATTCAAATACATGTCTTACTATAACTGATAAAGAAACATCTCAATCGATAAAATTAAGATTAAGAAAAGTTCAGAGAAAATTTCTGAAAGAACTAGAAGATATGAGGTTGAAGAATATTCCCATACGGGCAAATCTTTTAAAATCCCGCCAATGGGGAGGGTCTACTTTAACGGAAGCATATATGTTTTGGATTCAAACATTAATAAAAACAGGTTGGAGCAGTGCTATTATTGCGGATGTTGAAGATCAAGCAAGAAATATAAGAGGCATGTACGAAACATTTGTAGAATATCATCCTTTGGATTTAGGTAAATTAAGCCTTTCGCCTTACAGGGGATCATCAAAAAATAAAATTATTAATGAACGAAACTGTATTGTTGGTATTGGTTCGTTTCAAAAACCAGAAAATCTCAGATCGTTTTCATTTAAAATGCTTCATGAAACAGAGCTTGCTTCTTGGATTGATACTCGGCGAAGAAAGGGTAAAAATATGGATTTGGCACTGACAAATACAATCCCTGATCAACCTTATACATTTATAGTAAAAGAAAGTACCGCCAAAGGCATAGGAAATCACTGGCATAATACCTGGCTTGCGTCGGAAACCGGAAAAGGAGGGTATAAAAATATATTTATTCCATTCTTTGAAGTAGAAATATACCAAAAACCTATAAATAATATACCGGAATTTATAAGCACAATGACGGCCCATGATAAATATTTATGGGAACTTGGGGCTACCTTAGAAAGTATCAATTGGCATAACTGGAAAAAGAATTTTGAAAATTTTGACGATTGGAATATGTGTGAAGAATTCCCGGCTACGGCTGAGGAGGCATTTCAAAGCACAGGACAACGTGCATTCGCTCCCATTTATGTGTCTAAAAATAAGGTAAACGTATGTGATCCTGAATTTATTGGGGACATATTTGCTTCAGAATCAAAAGGTAAAAAAGCATTTGAGAAAATAGAATTTCATGAAACACCTGACGGTAATTTTCAGATATGGGCCATGCCGGACTTATCTGTTAAAATGAAAGACAGATATGTTGTAATAGTTGATATTGGAGGAAGAACAAGTGGCGCTGACTATTCTGTAATAAAAGTTTTGGATAGATATTGGATGGCCGAAGGAGGGAAACCAGAAGTTGTTGCTGTGTGGAGGGGACATTTAGATCAAGATTTGCTTGCATGGAAGGCCGCTCAAATTGCTAAATTTTATAATAACGGACATTTAGTTGTTGAGGTAAATTCATTAAGGACGGAAGAAGATACGGAAGCAGACCATTCATTAACTGTTTTAGATGAAATAGTAGAATTCTACCCCAATATGTATATCCGTAATGACCCGGAGAAAGTTAAGCAAGGGGAAGCTGTGAGATATGGGTTTCATACCAATAAGAAAACAAAACCTATGGTTATTGACCATTACAATGGTATACTTAGAGATGAGGCATATATTGAAAGGTCAAAGAATGCTCTTAATGAAGCAGATCAATATGAAAAGAAACCAAACGGTTCTTATGGAGCTAAAGAAGGGTGTCATGATGATGAACTTATGACAACAGCTATTGGATGTTATGTAGCTATGGAAAAGCTTGATCCTCCGAAAATAATAAAGGATGTTCCTAAAAATAATACAAGAAGGTTTGCGACAAGTGAAGCGGTAATATAAACTATATAATTATGTACCACATTTTTTATTTTAAAATTGAAGGCCCAAATTATTTTAATTGGTATTGCACAAAAGAATGGTATTTAAGTATTCTTCATATTTTTTCAATACGATATAATGGATTTAAAAGACAAATAACTAAACATCCTCACGCTAATTGTGCATATTTTATAATCAGATTTTTATTTATAAAATTGACATTTAGGGTAGGATTACAACATATAACATGGTTTTGGATTAGAAATGAAGAAATATATAATATTCGTTGTAAAATATATAATTGGTATAACTGGCCACCTTTCTAATATGAAAAATAAGCAACCTAAAATTAATACCAATACAAATACTCCTTTATCTATAGATGAAGTTATTAAATTAAATTCTACGCTTCTTGTAGAAAACGATTTGTATTATATGAATGGAAGAATGAATGCAATAAAGCCATGTGGAATACTTTATATTCCAGAATTAGACAAACCATTGATTAATGTTGTCATCGAAAAATTAATAATAAAAATGAAAATCCATGAAAACATATTTTTTAAAAAAAGATTTTAGAAATAAATTCATCTTTTTACCTAAAGATACTCTTGTAAATGAATATGATTTTACTAAAGAATTTATTAATGCAAATCCAGATTTATTTCAAGAAATAAAAAACAAAAAATAATGGAAAAAGAAAAACTTTTTGATTTCTCATATTATACCCGAATCTTTAAATCTATTAAAGAATGGTGGAACTGGAATAAAATTTTTTTTAAAATGAAACGCGGAGAATGGAAATTAGAAGATTCCATGAAACTTGCCGATATTTATACTAAACGTTGGAATAAAAAGTATTATGTTATTCCTGACCCTAAAGGAAATCCGATAGTATTAAATTCTTTGGAGTTTGAATATTATAAACGAAAAGGGATTTTTAATAAAGAACTTCACGCTTTTGATCTTCAAAAAGACTGTTATTATCAGACTTATCCAAAGCATGATATAAATAAAACAGTGAAAAAGCCAGTAGGAAAAATAAAACCGATACTTGCAGTTGGAATTAATAAATTACCAAAAAATTATAAATTAAGAAATGGAGATGGGGGGTATGATAATTCGGGACAAGTATTTGTATTCTTTAATGGAGAGTGGAAATAATGGCAACAATTTTACGTGGCAAAAGAAAAGGTCAGCAAATAACGCTCCATTAATGGTGTAATGATTGGTGTACGGATTGCGACAACAATGTATATCCAATTTCTTCACTACAGTTTACATCTGAAGAATTTACTAAAATACTAAATGATGATAAGTCGGGATTATTGCCTGTTCTTTATATTGCTGATATGAAAAATAGAAGATTCTTAAAACGAAAATAAACATTAACCAATACTTAATAGAATGAAAAAACGTGTGAGAAAATATTGGAATATGATATTTAAGGAAAGTTTTACATTTGGAAAATCAATCGTATTTCCCTTAGATATTATTTGTAAAAAGATAGCTTCAAAAAATGTATCTTCAATAAAACCAGTAAAGAATAATATGGTAAAAATAATTAAAACAGCATGTGAGTTTCAAAAATTAATTAACAAACCCTCACAATCCCAAAATCCTTAAATCTCCAATATTCAAAACTTAATGTTTTGGAAGGTGTAAAAGTAGATTTATTGATACTTGCTTTTACGCTTTTTCTTAATACATCAAGTTCTACCTGTTGCCTCTGCCTAAAATCCATTTTGTTTAACTAATTTTATAAAATATTAAACAAATTATTGATTTTGTTGATTCAGCATTTTCATTGCCTGTGGGTTGGCTCCTTGCTGAATTGATTGAACCTGTTCCGGTGTTGGTGGTTGGCCTTGTCCCTGTAAAGATTCTTTTTGTTTGTTTAACGCATCTAAAAGTTTATCTGAAAATGGCATTGCGCTATTTTCCAGGTACATTTCAAGACTTATTAATCCTGCCTGTAACAATCCTGAAAGTTTATCGTCAATAAGTTGTCTGTAAACAGGTGTATTAACAGCTTTACTTCTAACCAAATCATATTCCATTTTACGAATATCTTCAGGAACATATTTCTTAATATTACTTTTATAGGCATTCCCGGCTACTGAAATATATCTCTCAGTATCATAAAACTGCATGATCATTTTTAAAGTCTTATAATCTCTTTTTTCAAGAAACTTTTCAAAGATAGTCATATGTTTCAAGGTGTTCAGGGTCGAATTTTGTGCTTCTTGAGCGTATAAAGATGCAGGCGCTCCGGCCCCAATATTTTTTCCTTGTATGGCCGAATGAACACCTGAAATATCTTGTGTAAATTGTAATTGGCTTGCAAGGATTTCATAAAGGCCAATATTGGTACTTTTTTCTGAAATTTGTCGGGGAGGTTCCACTCCGGCTTTAGGTGTATAAACTATTACAGCATCAAATTTTGTCCATTGGTCGGCAAAAGTTTCAGGCGTCATGTCTTCTGGAATAGCAGAAGCAGGTACAAGTAATGCTCCCTTTGCAGAAGCAGCAATAATAAAATCCTGAAGCATCATGTTCCTATTGATGGATTTTTGAGGACTTATCAAATCTTCAACAAATCCTTTTACCTTTCCATCAATTAAAGGTGCATATGTAATTATAAATGGGTGTTCCTGGTGTTCGAAAGGAGATTCACCTTCCCATAGAATATCTCCCGTGGGAGTCATATATTTCCCATACCAGAATTGTTCTTTTATTTGTTGTGCATTTACGAGTGCCCATAATTCTTCCGGTACATTATTTTTTTTATAAACTTCTATCCTTTGTTTATTTAATTTATCAACATCAGAAAGGCTTATGTTTACAATATTTTCCTCACCGGTCAGTTCATCATGGACATAAGTACGCCATTCACTTTTAAGTTCCCAGGCTTCAATAACCCTGCATTTATCAGTAGGTGGAATCAAAAAACTAAGATTATCAATTTCCGTAGTATCCAAACCTTTTGTTAAAATAAGAGGTTCTTTTATAATGTATTTATACCAATTTTTTATTTTTTCTTCATCAGCTTTGGTAAGTGAAAATGAAGAAATAATATCGTCCAATTGGCAATCTATGATCTGACCAATACATCTTAAATCGGTTCCTCTTATGTCCGAAATATCAGAATTAAAGAATATCCTGTGGGGATTGCAATTTTCAATAAAGATATTTTTTTCATTGCGTTCCTTAATGTATTTATATCTCATTTTCTGAATAGCAACACCTGTTAATGTAAACATTTCATACATCTGGGAATCTATCAAAGGCAATGAGTTTAATTGTCCCACAGCCTGGATAGCATTGCTTAATATTTCGGCCTCATCCGCACATTCTTTAGTTCTTGAGGTAACTACAATTTGGGTTTCGTTATTGAGAAATTGTCCTACCAGGTTATTTATGATAGGTTGTATAATGTTTTGAGTTAAAGGTTGGCGACCCTTTCTTCTGATATGGTATTCTTCGGTGCAATATTTTTTAATTTCCGGATCATAAATAACATCATTCCATTGATTGCCCTGCGCAAAATTCCTGTTTCTTCTTGCTCTTGTCCTGAAATCAGATAAAGCTTCCCAATAGTTTTTATACCTGTTTAAATCTTTAAGATTTTCAGTTTTGTTGGCAGACTCAGAAATAGCATTAATATTTTTAGAGACTGCCTTTTTTGACATGTATTTCTTGGGATTAAATCTTAAATCCCTGGCTGTTATTTTATTTTTCATTATATTTTTCAATTATATCATTCATTAACATGTCACGTTCTTTATTTAGTAAATCAATATATTTTTGATCTTCAACTTTTTTCTTTGGCGCCATTACATCCTGATCAAAATTCTTAAGCATTTCATCAATGGCTTTCCACTTTTTGTAATTAGGGGTATTCATTTCGTCAAGCATCTTAACAGGATCATTGGTTTTTTCTAATGCTCTATATCTACTTTGAAAATTATCATGCCATTGGTTTACTTTTTTAAATTCTTCATATAAAGCACCTTTTGATTTATTTCTATAAAAGGCATTTATAAAAGGTATACTACCAATATCAAAACCTTCTACCTGGTCAGGTGTATTTTTTTCATATTCTTTAGTCTTTGCCCATGTAGCTTTAGAAATTGATGTTACTGCATCGGACAATATTGTACCAAGTCCGCCTCCATATTGTCTTATCATAAAATCCCATGCAGCCGGATTAAGGTCCCATGGATCGGAAATTTTTTCGCCTTCTTTGTTGACATTGGTTCCCTGTAATCCACTTCCATGTTCAGTCCATAAACTTTGAGTAAGTCCTATCAAAACAGGATTTGTGTTATTGAGATATTTTTCAACATCAGGAGTATAGGACTTCTGTGTTTCAGTAAATGGCTCTTTATAAATTCTTCTTCCGGCATAGTCTTTATTTTCCCAAAGTTGTACAAGTGGTTCAACTATTGATATTTGCCTTAAAACGTATTTGCCGAACTGAAGTTCTTTCTCGTCTTTATTCCACATTGTACCCATTTCTACGGGGGACATGGCATTTTGTATATTCTCCAATGCATCCATGATGGCCGTTTCTTCGTCTATTTTCCCATGTATCAGATCATGAGAAATAACACCAAAAGCATTCCACATCCTATAACCTTGTGCTATCGGAATAGATAGGTTATGATTTCCAAAACCTATCACCATATTATTATAACGGGTATATTTGTTGGGTTTTTTATAATCTTTCTCTTTATCCCTGTCTTTATTATAAAGATCGTATAAATATGTTGTTGCATATCCAAAAGCAGCCAATTGTAACCCTGTTGCAAGGAAATATTTATAAGGATGATTCTTAGCCATTACCGCCTGTTTGGTTGCACCCTGAATCGAAGCATTAAAAAAATTCACAAATGAACCTATCGTAGAGGACCAGTTGCCCTTGCGATCAAAGTTTACCGTAACTTCTTTAGCCGCATTGATAGATTCAGGAATAGATGCTCCGTTTTCCCTTGCAGAAATATAAGCAGCATAACGAGAAGTAGTCTCTAAATGTCCGGTCAGATAATCAACAGCTTTCCATACCTTCATTGCATTTACTACAGCGTGTCTTGTGGGATGTTGTAGCGAATTAGTAAGTTTGTCAATATTTGTGGCGATATCTTCAATGCTCTGAAGAGAAGTGCTTCCTGTTTTGCCGCCACCGGACGTAAACTCATCCCAATACTTCATATATTTACCAGACTCCTTACCTAATTCACCCCTGGTTGTTTGAGCTAAAGCAATAGGCCAGTTTTTTGCAAACAAAGCAGCCTCTTTAGCGTCTCTTTGAATAAATGTCGAAGCAATACCGTCCTCGAAGTCTCTAACCGGGTTCCTAACTCCAAATGTAACACTATAAGCGGTTCTTAATTTGGCAAGTGAACGGGTAAGATAGTTAATAACCGGAACTGGGTTTGTTTTGTATTGAGAATTTATCTCATTGGCTATATTTGCGTCAGGGAAAATAACTTTGTATTTCTGGCCTCCAAGATATGCATCAACTTCATGTTGGTTGCTTAAAGATGTAGGTTTTCTCAATTGATAATCTTTATTGATATCATTGGTCAACTTATAGTCGGCATCTTGTAATTCTTTAATATTGCCAAGATTGTTCATTTCCGGGTTGCCTGCATTATCTATATTTCCGGTGATTTCAAATACATCTCCTTTTGGGTCTATGGTAACCTCAATCTGATTTTTATCAGGCGAAGTCAAATAACTTATATTTTTAAGATGAAATAAATCTTTACGGTCTTTATTTAACATAGCAAGTTTAACAGCAGCTTGCTTAACCCTGTTTTTTTCACCCCAAAGAATTGCAGTTTGAGCCATATTGTACATATTAGCTAAAGGATTATCGGCTAAAGAAGTACGTCCTTTGGCTTCTTTGGGCATCGCTAAACCTGATACGCCTTTACCCGCATAATCTTGTTCTAATTCTTGATATTCTTTTTCCCAACCTCTCAATGGAACATAATATTTCCAATCCCTTTCTTTAATGACATTTGATATTCCCGAGTATCTGCCATAAGAAACCCATTTATTCATTATGTCATTAGTGGCCTTATTGATATTTGACCAGAGATTATCTATTGCTTCTTTTGGTATTCCCTGTTCAAAATTCTGCACAAGTTCGTTGGCCTCCTTATCAGTCATCCCTGAAAAATTAGTATCTTCGGGTATTGCATCTCCTATTTTATCTGGATTTTTTTCATAATACAAAGAGGCATTACGTTCCGGTGCATGTTTGGCAATTAAATATCTCAAGATACTTTTTTTATCGAGTTCTTTAACTTGTGAATCAAATTCCTCCTGGGTAATTTCACCTTTTGATAATTGACCTTCAAGATCAACATATTTGTCATCATTAAATTCTTTTCCATATCTTCTCAATACTGAAACATCTTTAATAATAGGTCTGAATTCCTTACGATCAAACTTTTTAATTGCTTCGTTTGCACGGGAATTTTTTTGATTATGCGCCCAATCAATATTTGATGCATCGGTAACAATAAGATTATTTTTTTCCTGAAGTTTCCTGACATTTATAGTTTCATCCTGTAGGTTCTCACGTATTTTCCGAAGTAGTTTTTTAGTATCGGTTATTTCTTCTTTATCTGGAACGGTTTTACTAAATGCAGGAATATCGTTGTCTTTTATGGTTTTATTTATTCTTTGTATCACTTCGTCAGCAAGAATCTCTCCATCTAAATTATCCTCAAATTTAGGAACATATATAAATAATCTATGAAATCTATAATCCATAGCGTCCACGTCATCCCTATCTTCAAAATCTCCCCTGTTTTTTTTATCAAGAACAACATCAATCATGTAATCTGTTTTGGGAATAGACGCCTGATTTGGATAATCTATGTAAATAGATGGATCATATCCTATATGATCCGATACTCGTATCGTTAATTTTTTGCCTTCATTTAAATCTATGATCCTATAGCTACTATTTCCTTTAGATTTAGTTCCCAAAATAGAATCTATTATATCTCTGGCTGCGTTTATTTCTCCTTGAGTACCGTATTCTTCGTTTATATTTGATATTATTTTGTATATATTTTCTTTATCCGAAATACTTAGATTTTTATTAAATAAATCTTCATTCATAGTGTTTTCTTCACCGGAATTAACTGATTTCAAAACCTCATCAAAATCTGGTTTCATTTCACCGGAAAGCCTTTGTCTTACTTCTTCGCGTGTAAGCCATTCATTGCCTATTTTATAAACACATGCCATTTTATTTCTTTAAATCATTGAAATATTTTTCCATAACATCGATCCCATGTTTCTTTTTTATTTCTTCAGGAAATTTTCTGGCTTCTGAAAATGTGAAAGGTTTATTTTTAAAGTTACCGCCTATACCGGTATAATCTCCGATAACAATATTTTCAGGATCATTGCTTTGTTTCAACACAGTTGGCCACGCAGGAACAGTGGCAAGTTTTTCATAATTTGGTGTAAATTCCTGTGGTAAATATGTCCGGCTTAATACCGGCCTTTCTTCTTCATCGCGGGAAATAGTCGTAAAATCGCTTTCATAAATTCCACCTGTTGGGGCTTTATCCGGTGATTTAGGCAGTTTGCTTACTAGATCATCGATACACTTATGGCATCCGTTCTTAATCATATCCTGCACTTCTAATTTGTATTTTGCAGGAATAATTGAAACATCGCCGTTAGAATTTCTTAACACGAGTTCGCCATTTTCGGCCTCAACTTCTATTGTATGTTCTGATTTTGGTTTTTCTTTAAAAAGATCGCCAACAAATTGATGTTTTTCCATGATTATGCTTTTAAATTATCTTCAACTTTTACTGTTCCTTTATCAATAGATAAATCAATGCCTCCCTGTTCGTGGGTTTTTCCATGTAATGACTCGATAATATTCCATTCACCGCCAGGCGTAAACCCAATTGTCATACCCTGTTCTGCTACAGGACATTTTTTTTCGAGTCTTTTCAAATAATCATCGAGTCTTTCGTCAGATATTTTTGGTAGCACATCGTTTAATTTCGATTGCTCATCTTTAGAAAGTCCTGATTTGTCAATAAACTCATCAATAGTCTTGGATTCGTTATATATGTTTTCTAATGATTTCAGTTTTTCAGAAAAACTCATATTTTCTTTAGCTATACCAGTAACTTCATTTTTGCCAGCTCTCACTATTTCTGCAAGTTCTTTATCGGTAAATGGAATATCCCGGCGTAACCTGGTATTGATAATTCCCCTTAATATGTCTACAAATTGCTGCCATATATTACGTTCTACCGGTGTCAAGTCTTTTTCTGAAAGAATCTTTTGAGAGAGAAACGCCATATATTCACGGCCTTTAGTGAAAGTATCTTCTTTTTCATAAGCCTTGTAGGTTGAGCCAATGGTATTACCTTCAATCTGGTCTATTTCATCGGCAAGTTTTTTAAAACCTTCTTCTTTTACTGAATCATGAACCTTCATGAAGAATTTAATATCATCAATTCCATTGTTTTTAAGGAACTGTTCTATACCTACATGCCCTATGGTTTCATGAATGAATATCTTTTCGGCTTCGAGTTCTGATTTTATCGTACCTGCGTTTAGATAAACACCTTCTTTGGTTTTAAACCCTTTGATATTTTCTTTTGTTTGCTCAATTATATTGACATTATGGACACTTTCGCCATTTTCTTTCATTATTTGGATAAGGTCAGTTTTGCTTGAGCCAACAAAAGAAACAGGTCCTAAAGGAGTTTTTTCATCTAGTTTTTGAACAAGATTCTTGGCATTGTTAATAAGTTGTTCTTTCTCAAATGGTATTGGCTCTGTAGACCGGTTAAACATCGGTTGGGATTCTAAGGCCATGCCTTTTATCTCAGGTGTTAACTCAACTGAATGAACGGTTAAATATTTACCTTCGGTAGATACTTTTGGTTCTCCTGTTTGCAAATCAATGCCTGAATCTGTTATTTCTGGTTTAATATCAATTTCAGAAGTACCGGTTTTGGCTCCAAACTTTTTGAGATATTTATTTGTCCATGTGGGGAGAATCTGATCATAGAAGCCTTTCATTCCTTCGCCACCAACTTTTAGGTCAAGGCCAGATAAAGCCTTAAATCCATTATTGTTTATTAATCCAAATTCTCCTTCATTTTTAACTATTTTTGACGCTATCTCTTTACCCACAAAATCAGATAATTCGTTTTCATTTTGTGGTTGTTTTACGATAGGTAAATCTCCATTTTTAGGATATACAAAAACTTTAATTGGAAACTTACCTTTTTTTGTATTTTTATCTACCTCATAGGAAATTCTATCAACCTGTTTACTCAAATCATACCTACTAGCCTGAGTTTCCCCACTTGTCCATGTTACCACATCAAATCCATTTTCCGAAGCATAGCGTAAAGCCCATTTCATACCAAGCCCTACCCATTGATCGGTTTTCTTGAATGGCATAATGGGAACTTGTTTTTCAAACTCTTTTAATTGATTGTTATATTTTATCTGATTATTTGAATTTATTAATTTAGCTAAATATTTTTTTGCTTCTTCGGAGCTGGAAACAACTCCTTTTCCAACATAGTTTTTATTTTCGCTACCTTTTACTTTCCATTGATATTTATCTTCAACCAACTCAATATCTTCTGGTTTAGTTTCGGTATATATGGGTTTTTTGATATTGTTTTTAAATCCCTCTTTCTTCCCTTTCTGCGCCCAATCACTCTGAACTTCTTCCAAATTCAAAGCTTTCTTTCCGTCCTTGGTAGTAAATTCATTCATACGAACATGAACGGCAATGTTTGGTTCGTCAAAGTGGGAGGATTTAAATTGACTTTTATCTTGACGGCTTAATTGTTTTTTATAATTTTCGATAGCGTTTTCTTCAGATGTGCCTTGATAATTACCGTCAAACTCATCATTAATATAAATGCCGTATATGTTTGATTTATTATTAATAACGCCAGATCTACGAGCTTTTATTTCTCCATCAATCTTTACTGGCAACGTCAATAATACCTCTTTGTAATTCTTTCCTCCTGGTGTGGTGTATTGGGAATATTTAGTGTTATCTGACGATGTATTATTTACAAGATTGTCTAATTTATCCCATTCATACATTTCATCGCCAGTCAATTTATCGTAATTCGTGTTTAATTCATAGTATCTCTTACTTTGTTCCGGTGTAAGTTTACTGCCTTTCACCACCTCTTTCACCTCTACCTTATTTCCATCAATCCAATTTTTAATATCTTCTTTGGTTAAAGACTTTTTGTCTTTTGAAAATGAATCCCAATCCATCCAGTCAAGTTCGGATTCTTTGGAACCATTCTTTAATAACATGGCCTTCCATTGTTCGGGTGTTCCTTTTTCTTGCTTAATGGAATTTAAAGCAAATTCGGTGTTGGAATAGAATGGATCGTATTTAGAGAAATTAATATCAGGATTATTAGTGTCGAATGTTCCTTTATTGTCTATTGATTTAATTTGAGTAGGATCAAAAGGCATATATGAAATTCCTCTATCTACTACAGGTTGTCCATATCCACCTATGCCGCCTTCGTCTAATATAAATCCATCAAAATCATTAATATATCCCTTTTCTTGCATGAATGATTTTAAATTGTCAGCCTCTAACCAACCAGGAAGACCTTTGTCGGTCAGTCCCATTGCATAAGAATAATATTCTGTTCCGTTATCGGAAGCAAATTCGTCAAATATTTCTTTTGCCCTTTCGTCTACCCTGGTATCAAATGGCTTTTCAATTTTCAAATAAACTTCATATGTTTTTGGATTAGTTAAGGGTCTTCTTGGGTTTCTGCTTGATGTTGCTGTGCTTTGATATACATCTGCATATTTTTTATTCGAAGTAAAAATCATATCAGGCTTAAATACCGAAAAGTCTCCAGTAGGTGTTCCGTGGTACATAACCAACGGCATCCCTTTTTCATCCACAACTTTACTATCTCCAAACCACTTCTTAAACTCAGGTGTTTCCGTTACATCTTTCTTGCTTTTACTAAACACAACTTCCGGTTTCGGAACTCTACCTTTTACAAAATAATCCTTTATATCCCCTAATATTTTAGATGTTTCAGTTAATTTAGGATAGTTAACATAAGCATCTTCTTTACCTAAAAGTTCTAATTCTAACCTACCTTTGGTTTTGTCGAGATAATTTTTAATAGTATTAATCTGTTCAGGTGTAGGTGCTATAGATATTGCTAATCCTGCGGATTCAGGACGGACTAATATTGCACCACTATTGATAAACTCTTTTTTTGCATTTTCCGGCTTATTTTCAAATATTCTACCAATATCAGAATGGTTTAATATCCTCATAATCCTGCCATTGCTGAAATCTAGTATCGTTCCATCAGGAAGAACATAACCACCTTTGATTATTTCTTTGGTTGTCCCAAATTCTTTTTTGGCTTTTTCATGTAAAGGATTAACTTCGGGTATTTCCTGTTGTCCTGAAACTTTTTGTTCCTGGGAGGCAATCTCCTGGTTCTTTAATTCATCTCGATACCCCTGTCCTGAAATTTCTGTTTTTGTTTCTGTTGGAGGAAGTGGAGCATTCTCAGTGATACCTCCTTCGGGGACAGTCCGGTCGCTGACACTATGTGGTTGATCAGCTTGTTGATATTCTGTTTCGTTTGTTCTCTCATAACCTATTATTTCTTTTTGTTGCTCAGGCATGAACTCCAAATTTACAAATTCATCTTCTCCTTTTGCAAGTTTATTCCAATAATCTTGACTATTTATATCAAAGAGGTGATTAATATCTTCAATATCTACTATCTCATTGGTGACTTTTTCATCAGGAAAAACTTCTTTTAATGGAATGAAAGTACGGTTAATTTCCTTTCCTTTTCCTTCAATATGTTCTACGCCTGATTTGTTAAACATATCAGTCATTGCATCTAACATGTCATTTGCCCGGGCTGATTTTTTGTTATTGGCAATATCATTTAAAGCGCCGGTTTTTTCTTTCCCGGTAACACCCCAATTTATGCCAGGAAGATTAACTATATCTGGATTAGAAATAGCTTTTTTGACGAATGATTGAAAACCTACGTTATCGTAATCTGATAAAGATTTATGTGATTGAATTTCTTCAGATGAACGTTTAATTGGGATTGTCCGAATAGGTTTCTCTCCATTAGTGGCTATAAGATTTCCACGCTTATCAGTTTGAATTAAATAATTTAATTCAGAAGCGGACCTGTTTATTTGTTGATATAATTTTGTCCTTTGACCTGACCTATTTTTTGGAAGTTCATTATATTCCCGTAATAACCCTATGAGTTTGTTGTGCTGCCCGGTTGAGTCTGTTGTTTTGACTTCCACTGGAGTGCTTTCCTGTACAGGTATTCCAGTTTGGCCGGTGTTGGTATTTTCACTGTTGTTTGCATTTATGTATTCTTTTACAAGGTTTACTTTCTGTTCTAGAGGTACATCGGTTTTAACATTTTCCGACATAATATTGTTAAAATCTTCAATATCAACAGGAGTATTTTTTACCAAATCCTTAATGGCTGGATTATATGTTTCCTGATCATATTTGAATATTTGATCTTTAACAATATCAAGCATAGAATTAATTCTATCCTCTGGTGTTCCTTTTTCTCTTTGCTCATTAACGAAGTCATCTATCTCAGATTTGGACTCATTGAGTTTTTGAATGATATTTGGGTCAGTTGCTTTTTTATCATCTGAATACCAATCTCCATTCTTAAAAGAAAATTCACCCTCTCTGACATTAATAATATCACCATGATTTACTTTTTGTTCAGGTGTTTGAAATACTCCACTTGTGCCAGTCTGCTTCTGGCTTGATGTAATGTTAGATTCGGTTTGCTCAGGTTCTTGCCCGATTCGCTCACCACCTTGTACCCCTGTGATGTTTCTTTTATCATTTTTCTTCTCTCCTATTATTTTATAATCTAAACTTAAATCATCTTGTGGGTTCGCATCTACGACTTCCCATGTTAAACCTTTTCGTTCGTACAATTTATTGAGATTGTTTGCAATCTCTTCTGCCTGGCTGTTATCAAAAACACCATCTACGGAATACTGATCGCCTTCTGATAAAATACTTATATTGCCTTCTTCTTTCCCTATTTTCATAGGAATAGTCTTAACAATTCTAGGTTTATCTATTTGCCGTGATTCGGGTGCGGTTTCATTTGGCTGATCTTGTGCGGAAGTTTCCTGAATTGGTATATTTTGTTCGGGCGTATTCTCTTTAGTTAATTCATCAACATTTGTCTCTTTGAAATCCTGAGTCTCATTATTGATTAAAGAAACATACCCATCGCCTGGGCGATATTCATCAACTTGATACTGGGCGCCTTTATAATTTACCTGTTGGCCTGGTTGAAATGGCAATGGATTTAAGATGTCATTAAGAGCTTTTGTTTTTAAATCATTATAATCGATAATTTGAGGCTTTTCAATAATATTTTCGGCTATAGGTTTATTGGTATCATTTATCGGATCATAGGCAATATATCCGCCGTCTGTCTTATCAATTAAATAAAGTTCATTTCCCTCATTGTCAGATGTACGATAAATGTTCCCGTCTTTATTCCTGAGTTTACTATAAGTGTCGTCCAGGTCTTTGCCGGCAGCAACAAGTTTTATTTTATCAACCTGGACCTGTTTTTGTTCTTCCGGTATATCTTTTTCCTGAACAGATTTTATAGCTTCCTCCTGGTTATTGCTTAAATCATTGGAAACAACCCTTAAGTCAATAATAGCATCTATCATATTGGCTGAAGCGATATAACTTGCTTTTTTCTCCGGATCCTTTTCCGAATTTGATTTATTTAATAAGTCTTGTTGTTGTTGTCTTAAATCAGAAACAGATGTATTTAATTCGTTTGCCTTAACAATTAATTCTGCAGGAGAATTTTCAAACCTACTGATAGCCTTTTTCATAAGAAGTGATGAGGCAACCCCCGGAGCAGATAATACAGCGCCTAAAGCAGCCGAACTTGCTATTTCTTTTGAATCACCACCTTCTGCGGCTGTTAAACCTGCAAATAATCCGCCGTTTGTTAATGTATTGGCAATCTGACCTGTTGTTTGGATTTTTGTTAATTTGCTTACAGCTTCTCCGGTTTTTCCAGCCGTAAACCCAAATAACTCCATGGTCAAACCTTCGTTTATACCTTGAGCTGTTGCTGAGGCAACATCTATTGGTGTGCCTCCCTCCGATGTAGCCTGTAATGCATTTTTTATACCAAATAACATTGGCATTTTCGGAAGCAATGTGACAGCACCTCCCATTATTTTTATTTCCGGGGTTGCAAATAAAGGAAGAAAAAACCCGGTAGGCATCTGTGTTAATTGACTTACTACACTTCCTGTTACCGTATTTGGTAAATCAGGCATTGGTTTCACATACCTTTCATGAATCCAATCAGCGGTTTTTTCAATTACCCCCTTTTCAGGTTCCATGCCCATAGCCTTATATAAGGCACCATTTACTATTTTTTCAGCATTGGCCGATATACGTACTGTTTGCTCAGTACCAATATTTATATTTTTCAGAACACCAAGTCCCCAACTTGGAGGGTTTAGTACTTCATTAATTTTTGATTGTGATTCTCTTTTTATATTTAATTTACCCAACCAATCCTGTTGTTCTTTCTCAGATAGGATCCTGTTCGGATTATAATTTATGATCTCACTTTCCCTTGGTTTAATCTGATTTTTACTAATAAAATCAGCAACAGAAATTATATTTTCAACTTTTTCAGGCTCCGCAAGTTTTGTGATTTGTTCATCGGTTGGTTGTTTTAAATTTTCGGTAAATTTAGGGAATTGTGCCGTTGTAGGTTTAGAAATCCCGCCTGTACGTTTAGCGAAATCCAATTCCCGTTCATGATCATCGACAGTTTTTTCAGGATTCAACAAGCTTTTTTTGTATTCATCAACTGAAAGTATGGGATCCGGTACTAAAGTTTGAATTGCTTTGGGATAATTGATTTTAAACTTATCAATGTCTTTTAACTTTACACTTATGGGCTCGTTATCAACAATGAAATTAGTGGCCTGTTCAGCATTGGGATAGTTCTTCTGAAAATCATTCAGATATTGTTCATCAACATCAACCGGTTCGTTATCTATAAAAAATGTTTTTTTAGGCATGTTATTCTATTTTTCCAGTCGCAGGATTAAACACTTTTCTTTTCTTTGTTTTAACGGGTGTTTCGATATTCGAATTCTCATCAGGTATTCCAAAGCCAGCCGAATCATTATGGGATATTTCGGTAGCCCTTATAGTCCTTTTATATCCTTTACTTAAAGCTTTGGCGATAATTACAGATTTTCTTCCTTCAACATCTTTCGGGTCAATTTGAGACAATTCGATATCCAGTTCTTTTTGAACTGAAGGGTCTGATTTTAAATCAGACAAAGCCGTGTTATACACATTGTCATAATTCGTTGGTGTATATTCATGTAGGCCCGTAGTCGTTTTGATGTATTTCATGCTTGGCGATGGGTGCCACTGTGCTTCTTTGTCCGGTTTATTAAGTTTTTGTTTTTTCAGGTCCATTTCCTGTTCCCACTGGGTTTGTTTTTGTTTTAATGATTCTTGTTCAGCCTTTCGTCTTCTCCATTCATTATATCCACCGGTCATTAAATTAAACATATCCCGGGCATATTGCTGTTGTTCCTGACCTGCCAGTTTTCTGTTTTTATCCATCTCGTCCCAATAAGCAAAATTATATTTTGAGGGGTCAGTATTTCTCATTTGATTACCGGCCAAGCCTCCGATTATTCCGGTAAGTGTTAAAAGTCCTGATCCTATGTTCTGCATCTTTGCATATTTGCCCAATTTCTCTTCCTTACTGGTGTCTACCGGTTGAGGTTTTAAATACTTATTGTACCATGTCAATGGAAGATACTCATTTGGATTATATTCGTCAGGAGTAGAGATAGATGTAGTATCTACAGGCTTTTTAACTTCTTTGGTTGTCTCTGTTTTTGTTTTATAAACAGGATTACCGGCGTATATATCTTCAAGATCTGACATTATGCTAAATTTTGAGAATTTGAACCTACTACATCAGGAGAAACCTCCCCGGTATCTCCTTTTTTCTTTTTAAGTAACCCGGATAAACCTGACCCCTGGGAGAATAAACTTGATCCTGTTCCTAATGCGTTTTGTGAAAACTGGTCCCAACCGGCAGCAGCTTCCCCATGTGTTCCTATATCTCCCATCATCAATCCCATTTGTCTGTTTTCAAGATTTTGTCCCATGGCGTCTAATTCTGATTGCTGTTGGTTTTTTTCTTGCCTCAACCTTGTTTTATATGCAGTGCCTTTTCCGGCAAGATCACTAGTCGTTTCAGCCACAGTCTCATTAAGATTTGCATTGTTGGCTAATTGTGATTCTTCGCTTGCTCCTGTCACGGCTGCAATATCAGCCATTCTTTTCTGTGATTCCTGTTGGTTCTTTCGAAGTGCAGATAACGCACTTCTGGCCTCAGATGTGTCAAGATAATCTTTATTGCTCTCCCCTGTATAAAAGGCATTTAATTCATCCCCTCTTTCTTTTAGTTTATTACCTTGTTCGTCAAGTTTTGCATAAGCCTGTCGGAGGATTTTTCGTTGGGCCTTACGCTCTTTAGCGCCTTTAATCTGGCCAAAAATTGCGCCTCCTATACCTACGGCTGTTCCTGCTAATGATATTGGCATGTTATTTAAATTTAAATTTTAAAACAATCTTATCGTTATAAACTATACTATCGACTATAAGGCCGCCATTTCTATTGAAATACCCTATAGTCTTATAATTTGTATTATAAATAAATGATGAAAACTCTCCGTAAATTGATTTTAATTGATTGATAAATTCCTTGGAATATTCTCTTCTAAATTGTTTTCGGATGTAAAATGTCCTCAACACAATCCCGGTATCAACTATATTCCCTTTGTTTATTGCAAAAAAGCCTATAATATCATTTTCAAGAAATATCTTGTAGAAATTGGCTATATTTCCTGTACAATCAGTTTCTTTAAGTTTTTCAACGGTATCTTTTACACAAGCTTCTGGGGTTTTAACATCAATGACATAAACATCCTGTACATGCTCAGGGTCTTCCTTATAACACTGTAAAATGAAATACTTATCTATCTTACCTATAATGAATTCCATAGTTGATTAAAATATTTGAAAAATACTATCAAATTTGAAATATAAATTATTCATTATGCAAGATAATAATATGATTATGTAACTTTTATCTAGCGTTTTTATTGATAGATTTGCGATATGTCAAGAAAAACATATTCATATGAGGAAAAGGTGAGGGCTTTAAAGATGCTTGAATCCCTTGATTTTAATACCACGAAAGCATCGAAAGTACTACACATCTCAAGGATAGCCCTTGAAAGTTGGGAGGAGAAGTTAGGCGATAAGGTTTTTAAGAAAGATAGAGAAGAAAAGATAATCAAGGAAATCGTTGATGAGTTCGATGCTGAAAAAAAGAAGTTTGTCGAAAAAGCCTGGGAACTTAAGGGCGAAATCCTATATAGAATTAAAAAATTAATACCTGGTGAAAAGAGTTTATTCACACTTGCGACAGTTCTTAAGGTTATTCATGAAGTGACCGAATCAAAGTCGTTCTTACCTCTTGATGAGAGTTCTCCTGAAATCTCAGTCTTTCAGCAAATAAATCAACAAATCACAAATAACTTAGAAAATGTTCACAAGATTAAATCTAAAGGGAAGAAGCAGGTCGATCCGTGAATCAACCGCTCCTGATATTACCAGTTCAGAAAACATTAACTTAATGCATGACCATACCGGCGCCTTAATGCCTGTTATCGATTCTGATGCTCAATTTACAGGGATCGATATGTCATCATACGCAATATACGTTCATGATGTTGATACGATTAAGAACACTATTATTATAAGTTATACAGAAACAAAATTCAACAACACCGGAACAACATTTAGTAATTTCTCGCCTAACCATGTCTTCCCAAATCCTGTGAAAATTTCCCATATCGGTAATATCCTGATCGTTTCTGATTACACCGTGGGAGAAACTTATTATTCGCTATTTACTGTCTCAACAATGACATATTCTGAATTCTTACGGATTCCTAATAGAATGGAACCTTATTCTATTATTAATTGTGATTTCAAGGGGGTGTGGGGAACTTTTAATTTACCCTTTTTTTTATCAGACGGTATGTCCGCGCAGACAAGGGCTGAAACAGCATTGGCATTATATGAAAAAACGAACTATGATGCTTTAGCACTTGGAAAATTTAATGGTTTCATGTGTTTAAGAATGGCACTTAGATTATATGATGGAACTTTATTTAATGCATCTATACCTCAGATATTATATACTGGAGGCAGTGAAACAAGTAATATGGAGACTACACCAGAATGGATAGATGTTGGAGAAGTTAATCCAATAACTGAATTAGATCATTATGGACATGGGACTGTACAATATAAATTAACAGGTAGTATTTCTCACATTAATCCTGCTTTCATAAAATCAATAGTTATTTTTGTTACTAAACCAATTCAGAGATGGGAGGTTACATTTGATAATGTATATACCTTGTCAGTATTACAAAAAGGTATTTCAGAATCAATCCTCAACCAAATATTTTACAAAGTAAAAGAAATACCACTTGCCGATTTTGATAATTTATCTGAGGTTTGGACAAACTTTGATTTAGGTAATCTTCAGAATCTTGAAACAAATGAATCTTATATCAATGATTCAAATATGAATCACGGGATTGCTGCAAGTACTGTATTGAATTACAATTCTCGTCTATTTCTTGGAAATATTAAACAAAAACTATTCAACAAACACACTGTAAGTTATAATTTAGAAGCTTATCCAACAGGCCGGGACCATATTTGGGAAATCGAATTACAAACTAATATAGGGATTAAACGAGTCTGGTCAGATACTTATCACGCTGGATCAAGTTACGATGTTATACATACCAAAGCAGTGATAGGTTATCCCGACAGGCGAGCGTTTAATTTAAACATAGTAAGGATTGTAAGTGAAATTAATACAATCGCTCTTTCACATCTTCTTACGCCTCATCCTACTGAAGATTATTCGTATAAATTTTTCCTACCTTCCCCGGTTTCTTTATTGATTAATCCTTACATTAATGATATAGGTTATTCGGCTCAAGGAACATTAGTTATTGACGATAGAAACGATGTTACAATATCGGATGTTAATCAGGTTAAGGCTTCATTAACCAACAATCCTTTTGTATTTCTTTACAAGAACTCTTACCAGGTGGGGGATTCAAAGATAGTCGCATCAGCGACTCAGGCTATATCTAAATCTTCCGGCCAGTTCGGCCAATACCCTCTACTTGTATTCTGTCAAAATGGTGTTTACGCTTTAAATATTAGCTTACAACAAGATGTTTTAATCGATTCTATAGTGCCGATTTCTGACGAATCCATTGTCTCCGATCATTCAATAATAAATGTATCAGGGATTATCTATTTTATATCAAAAAAAGGCCTGATTCAATTGAATGGGAAGGATATACAATGTGTAAGCGACATCACTTCGAATAAATTCATATCGAATAACATCAAGATATTTAATGATGCCAACTTTCAGGTATTTATTAATAACACAAAAACTGTTTTGCTTCAAGCCTATTTACCTGAAGCTGATGATTTTTTTACTCAAATAAACTCAGCTTATCTATCTTACAGTGAAATGACCAGGGATTTGTTTGTCGGTCCGTTTAAATTCAACCTCAAAACGCTTCAATGGTCTCGTGCAACAGATTATATCAATTACGCTTTCAACGCAAATGGCTGTAATTACATTATAAAACACGATGACTGGTCAGAAATATTAAACCTGAATACCGTAAAAACAACACAGTCATACAAAGAAATTTGTTATATCAGCAACCCAGTTAAGATAGTCTCTGATGATATATTTAAAAAGATTGAAAGGATTTACCTACGCTGCTACGTTAAGACAGGCGTAGATAAATACTTTGGATTTTACGTATATGGCTCTATAGATGGGATAAATTATCAGTTCATTACTGGAACTCAAAATACAGGAGAATTTAAAGATTTGGCATTACCCCGTCTGAGCCCTTCGCTAAAATATTTAATTATTATGTTTGCCGGTAATGTGTCTCATGAGAGCTACATTAGTTCTGTTGATGTAGATTTTCAGGAAGTTTTGAATCAAAAGCTACACTAATTAAGTTCAATCTCTTTTACAAACTTCAAGACATCATTAATAACAACTGTGTAACAAACTCCATATTTGTAATTTAAAAAAGAATATGCTATTACGCTATCATTTTCATTTAAAAAACTACACATCAATTT